CAGGTATAGCGACATTTGCAACTACTGCTGGATTTGCTTCTTCTTCCGCTGGTATAGCGACATTTGCAACTACCGCTGGATATGCCGCAACTGCAGGTATAGCCACCTTTGCAACTACTGCTGGATTTGTAGTAAACGCTGGATATGCCACCTCTGCAGGTATAGCCACCTTTGCAACTACTGCTGGATATGCGAGAACTGCAGGTATATCTACTTTTGCAACTACCGCTGGTATAGCGACCTTTGCAACCTCTTCTGGATATGCAACCTCGGCAGGTATAGCTACCTTTGCAACTACTGTTGGATTTGCTGCTACTGCTGGCTATGCAAGAACTGCAGGTATTATTGTTAGATCTAATGATACTTTAGTATCACCGGATCCAGTAGCAACAATCAATTTTCTTGGCATTGGCAATACCTTTTCAGTTGAGGGTGATGTTGTCAATGTTTACCACACTGCTGGATTTGCTGCAGGTCTTGCTATTGCTTTTTCATAAATAGTATGAAATTCAAACCACCTAATCCCACTGCTCATATAAAATAATCATGAAACGTCAAGCTACCAGTTACACCTTTAATGCTTTGGCTAAAACCATCACTTTTTCGGGGTTTATTCCGGCGAGCTTGGAAAGCATTCTTTTTGTTGATAACCGCACTACTGGAACTCTGATGTTGGCTCCGGCTGGTGGTGCGTTGTTGACTGGAACTTATGTTAGCCCAGTCTTAACTTTGGCTGTTCCTACTGGGGGTATGTTAAATACTGATGATCTACTTATTTTTGTAGATGATGGTTCAGCGACGGTGGCGATATCGGCCACATCTTTACCAATATCTGTTGGAGCCGCTACTAGCTCATTGCAGGGTATTGGTAATAGTACCTTAAATAGTATTAACGTCAAGATCCCAGCACCGGTAAATGGATTGGTGCCTGTTGATGTATTAAGTATTCCTGGTCAACCTAGATCTGTTGTGGCTGTGAGTACTTCAACTAACCTAGCACTGACCACAACTTGTCGGCGTATTAGTATTACGGCTCGGGACGCCAACATTAGATTTAGTGTTGGAGTTGGTGCGCAGTCAGCCTCTGCTACATCCCATTATATTTGGCAGGGGGAGAGGTTGGACTTTTCTGTGCCCGCCACTGCGAATATTGCTGCAATTCGCGCAGGAACATTAGATGGTACATTAGAAATTAGTGAATATCTATGAGAATAAGTTCTACACGACGAACTATATCTAGAAATAGTGGGCGATTAAAATTACCCGGAGAGGCTTGGCGTCGATGGGAAACTATAGATAATCAATGGAGATCTGTTTGCTTTTCTGAATCTCTTGGGATATTTTGTGCAGTATCAGGTAATGGTACAGGTAATCGTGTCATGACATCACCGGATGGAGTGACCTGGACTACAAGAACATCGGCAGCCGATAATAGCTGGAATTGTGTTTGCTTTTCTGAATCTCTTGGGTTGTTCTGTGCAGTAGCCAACAACGGTGTAACCAATGCAGTCATGACATCACCGGATGGTGTGACATGGACTTCAAGAACAGCCCCAAATGCCAACAACTGGAGTTCTGTATGTTTTGCTGAATCTCTTGGGTTGTTTTGTGCAGTATCACAGAGTGGTACAGGTAATCGTGTCATGACATCACCGGATGGAGTGACATGGACCCAAAGAACCTCGGCATTTGATACCGTCTGGTATTCTGTCTGCTTTTCTGAATCTCTTGGGTTGTTTTGTGCAATAGCATCCAGCCGTACAATGATATCATCGGATGGCGTGAACTGGACTGCAAACACAATTCCAACTAGTCTTTGGGGTTCCGTCATCTATGCTGAACCTCTTGGGTTGTTCTATGGGGTAACCGCTAATGGTAATGCTACTAATTCGGTCATAACATCACCAGATGGCGTGACATGGACTACAAGAGCAACTATAGATAACAACTGGGCTTCTGTATGTTTTTCTAAATCTTTCGGGTTGTTATGTGCTGTAGCCCGATTCGGCACAGGTAATCGCGTCATGACATCACCAGATGGCGTGACATGGACTGCAGGTACATCGGCAGCCGATAACACCTGGACTACTGTATGTTTTTCTGAATCTCTTGGGGTGTTCTGTGCTGTAGCCAACAACACCGTATTCGATTCAGCTATGACATCACCTTAAACCAAATTACTTTAAACTAATGAATATCACTATTGGATCTACAGTCATTCGCGCTAATGAAGCGCCGCCTAATCTCGCCACCGTTCTTGATATTAAGGGTGACACGGCTTACATTGAATATGAGGAGGGTGGAACTGGATATTGGCCAGTCGATACTCTGGAAATATATAATGCTCTACCACCTCCTCGCTGGGTTGAGTTTGTTCTGTCATTGGCCACAGATGTGGCCGTAACTCAGTTTATCGTTGGTGTTTCTCAGGTAGCACCGATGTTGGATCGTATGTTGACAGTGGGTCTAGGGCAGGCATCTCAAGGTGATTCACAAACATTCCTGGCTGCATGGGGAACGGCTTTAGCGTCAGAGATGGTACCACCACAATTGATTACATATCTACAAACCATTGCAGCTACATATGACCTACCCCCAGAATTTATTGCAGCGTTGTCACCACCACCGATAGAGGAGTGAGTTTTTGATTATTGGTATGTTGATTGAGTCTGTATAAATATGGGTTACGATGATAACCTAAATAAATTAAATAATTGAGATACTCTTTATGATTAAAATAACATGTAGGATGTGTGGAAAAGAAGTGCACACACAAGGAATTTGTGGTTGTCCTAATATGGCGTCAATTCACAATGATAAAATTACTGCTTTCGATTTATCACAAATCGTTATGACTGAATCTACTCGTAATAATAATTCTAATAGGCATCTAACTAACATGGATCTAATGTGGCAAGAAGAAAGAAGGCGTCGAAAAATAAAGAAATTAGATTTTGATGAGAGATGAACTATAAACAATTTTTAAGAGAATCTACGGAAAAACAAATTAAATCTTTTACTGAATTTGTAAAGGATTACCTTGAATTGGATTCACTGCCAAAAATTGTTGTAATTAATGATCCAAAGTTTTCTATTGAAAATAAAACATTTGGTTGTTTTGATTTGATGAATGATGTAATTAAAATTCAAATTTCAAACAGACACCCCTTAGATGTTTTTAGAACTCTCGCGCATGAGTTAGTACACTTTCAACAGAAAAAAAGTGGTAAAGAAATGTCAGGGGAAACTGGTTCTGATTGTGAAAATGAAGCAAATTCAGTGGCAGGTGAAATATTAAGACATTATACTAAAACTGTTTCTAATCACGGATATAAATAAAAATTATGAAATTTAACTTTAACTTTGGAAGTAAAGAAAAAACTATTTTTGATTGGGTCAAAATTTCTTTGATCCTTGAAAGTATTCTTGAGTTTGTTTCAAGGACACTTAAGATCCCTAAGGATAAATTGTGGCCATTTATAGATGAAATTCAGCGAGAATTGTTGAGAAGGGGTTGGATAGATGATACCGTAAATGAGTACATTATAGAAACACCTGAACTGTTAGAGCAAAGAGTGAAGCGAGATGTGGATAATGCTATTGCTGATTATGTGAAACAAGAGCCCGAAGAAATCAATATGAAAAATGAAACTATCTTGGCCGAGATAGAAAAGGACAAGTATACAGAAGAACAGAAGAAAACGGTAAAAGAAGCTATATTTTATGAAAAACCACCTGATGGGAGTGCTGCCCAGGCCATACTAGGTGGGGAAATGGGCATAAAGGGGAAATGGGTTGACAAAACCCGATAAACCTGCTATATAGTATATGACCGGGTATTAGCTCAGTTTGGCCAGAGCGTTCCGTTTGGGTCGGAAAAGTCAAAGGTTCGAATCCTTTATACCCGATTGGTTGATTGACCAAACACACACACACACCACATAGAATAATAATATGACACCATATGAATTGAGATTTTATATATTTCAACACGCTCAGGCGTATTTAATAGAAGAATATCGTAATAAACTAGAAACAAGTGATTCGGTTTCATTTCCTAGTTATGAACAAATTAGTAATTTAGCCGAAAAATTAAATGTATTTGTATCAGGTGATAAACAATGAAAGCGACTGAATTTTGTTATTGGTTACAAGGATTTTTTGAAATTGATGGGGTAAGTCCACGAACAGGTCCTTATTTTACTTGCGAACAAGTTGAAATTATTCAACGACACCTTGCTCTTGTTTTTAAGCATGATATTGATCCAAAAGTTGGATCACCTCAATATCAAGCGGAATTGCAACAAATACATGACGGTAAACCGACAAATACAGGACATGGATCTGTACTTTTTGGGTGTTAATTATGAAAACAGACCAAGAATTATTTGAGCGTTTTCAGTCATTAACAAGAGACATTATGGCAACAGCATCAGTTGTTCAAAATGATCATGATCGACTTATTGCTGATGGTATGATTAAATATGAGGATGTTATAGAAATATGGCGTCAATTCCTACAGAGATTTTCTGATCATAGAGAAGAAATAGATTGTCTTTTTTCAGATGTAAATATAAGACTGGTCGAGGTTTTAAATAAATTAAAATATTAATTTCACACAAAATGGCAAAGACTTCTTATAGCAGGCACCAAGCACAAAAGCTTAAGAATAAATGGGAGAGGTTGAGTAAACATTTAGAATATATTCCCGAAAGTTCACTTTCTTTTGGTAAACTATTTAAACAGGATCCATGTGATTGTGGGAATCCAAAATGTGCCATTTGTAGCTACCCTAAGCGTTTTCGTAAAAACAAACTAAACAAAAACACCGAAGTTTTTGATGAGTTAGCCTGAGACGGAGCATCAACTGGCACAAGCCATTCGACTTCCAAGCCAATCGGTGGTACATTACATGTGTTGGTGAGTCGTCCGGCACATAGCCGGAAAAGACGCCATATAAGATCAGTCAGCAACAACAAATACATTAGTCTCTTAAACTAACCCGTAAAAACTGATCTTGCCTTAAGTTGATACAGCATAAAAACTGTAGCAAAAAAACAAACCCAATCAACTTGTGAAAAATGACTTTTATTACTGCACTTGAATCTGAATTGAATACCACTGAAACTCTAAATGGAGCTAAGGCATATAAATCTACTCTCAACAAATGCCTGGATCTTTTTGGTAAGATCGGCGCATGTCGCAATAATATCAAACAGGCAGAAAAACTGTTTGATCTAGCATATCGAGAAGATCCTGAAACTGCAACTCGTATTCTTTTCTGGGTAAGGGATGTACGTGGAGGTAGCGGTGAGCGTAGTATCTTCCGCACTCTATTTAAAAATCTTGTCCAAAAGAATCAAGAGCTTGGCCAAAAGCTAGTAGCACTTGTTCCTGAGTATGGTCGTTGGGACGATCTGCTCGTTCTGGAAAATACTTCTGTTTGGAATCAAGTTTTAGATCTGATTACACATCAACTGAATACCGATCAAATCATGATGGCCAGTGGTGGTCAGGTTTCTCTACTTGCTAAATGGCTTCCAAGCATTAACGCATCCAGTAAAGATAGTAAGCGTCTTGGACGTGAAATCGCTCAGCATATGGTGCTGACTGAAAGGCAGTATCGGAAAACTCTGGCTCGTCTTCGCTCTCATATTAAAATTGTGGAGCAGCAAATGTGCTCTAAGGAATGGTCTGCCATTGATTATTCCAAAGTACCTTCACGAGCTTCTTTCATGTATCGTAAGGCATTTGGAAAACAGGATCCTACCCGATATCAGAAATATCTAACTGATGTTGAGAATGGCAAGGCAAAAATCAATGCGAGCACCCTATATCCATATGATGTTGTAGATCAGTATCTCAATAAGGGAGCACGGGGAGATAAGACTATTGATCTTCAATGGGAAGCTCTACCAAACTATATGGGTGATAATCTCCTAAATGGTCTTGTTGTAGCCGACGTTTCTGGTTCCATGACTCAAAATAATGGACTACCGTTGGCCGTTTCTATCTCTCTTGCGATGTATATTGCAGAGCGAAATGCATCACCAGTTTGGAAAGACAAGTTCATTACTTTCTCTAGTCAACCTGAGTTGCAAACTGTTGTTGGTAAAACTATTGGAGAACGTATTCAAAATCTTTCCAGAGCAGATTGGGGATATAATACTAATCTCATCAGCGTATTCAAAACTATTCTGAAAGCAGCTAAGAGTAAAGATGTTGCTCCAGTGGATATGCCACAAAAAGTAATTATTGTTTCTGATATGCAATTTGATCAAGCTTGTGTTTCTAACAAACGAACTAACTTTGAGCATATTGAAAAACTCTATCGTGCTTCTGGGTATGAGTTACCTCAACTGGTCTTTTGGAATGTCAATGCAATTGGCGCTAATGTTCCAATGACTGTTGCTGATTACAATACCTGTTTGGTTTCTGGTTGTTCCCCATCCATCTTAAAATCTGTTCTCAAAGGTGAAATTGTCACTGCTGTGGATATGATGAGTGATGCTGTATATTCTGAAAGGTATATGCAGGTCGGAGCGGCATTCAACTAATTTAACTAAAATTATCAAAGAGGCTAAACTAGTGGAAATTTATGTTCGATGGGTTGGTGGAAAGTATGCAGAGGTTCATGTTGATTTTACTGGGGGTCACATTGAAAGTGGACTTCTCAATTGCAACGAACAAGTTGCGTATGGTGCCATGTTTCGTGAATTAGCGAATGAATTGGACCCAGAAACGACTGATGATTGACCGTAATGGCCCAGTGGCCATTAATTTCGAAAAGGGGGGTTGACAAGCTCGCCCCCCTCTGCTAAGATAAATTCATAGATGATTCAGCCATTAAACTTTTTTGGTAAAAAACAACATCATCTAGATTTAAAACCTTAGGTGGTTCAGCAACTAAAAATATACTAAGTCAAACTACAGTAAAAACCACCTAGTTAATTTCGGGGAATAGCTCAATGGTAGAGCAACGTAAAATATATCTAGTTTAGATATTAACTGCAATTTAAAGCATTCGGAGCCGTTGGTTGTAGGTTCGAATCCTGCTTCCCCGATTAGATGATTCAGCCATTAAACTTTTTTTGGTAAAAAATACAACATCATCTAGTATTTTTAAATTTTTATGATATAATTTAGGTGGTTCAGCAAATACTGTTTTCCAAATACAAACACCATCCACCTAGTTAATTTTGGAGAGATAGCTCAGTTGGTAGAGCAGCGTAAAATATATCTAGTTTTAGGTATTAACCGCAATACAAGCATGTTAAGCCGTTTGTCGTAAGTTCGAATCTTACTCTCTCCGTTAGATGATTCAGCCATTAAACTTTTTTTGGTAAAAAACAACATCATCTAGATTTTTTGAATGTCTCCTGGGCGCATGGTGAAGTGGATTATCACTAGGAGCTTCTACCTCCTCATCCCTGGTTCGAATCCAGGTGCGCCTGTTAAAGTGACATACTTCCTTCTTTTACTATATAATATATAATGCGAAATTAGTTCAGCGGCTAGAACGCTATCCTTCCAAGTTAGATGTCACCGGTTCGAATCCGGTATTTCGCTTAACAATCAATGACAAACGTATTACGATTGTGTGAACGGGAACGTAGCTCAATTGGTTAGAGCACCCACCTTATAAGTGGGAGGTTCTGGGTTCAATCCCCAGCGTTCCTATTGACTTTTGAATTTCCCCCGCTGGGGGGCTTGACAGGCCAGGATCTCCTGTGCTATGATCAACGTAAGGCCGCAAGGCCCATAAATATCATGGATTCAAATTTCGTTAACTCATTCAAATCAATGTCACTGACCACAAAATTTAAAAAAGATATCCAGGTGCTGCGGCAAGCTGCTAATGGTGAATTTTATTTGGACGTAAAAAACCCAAAACTTTTTAAGAAAGTAAAACGTTACTATGAAGATGTTGGTGTAGTTTTTTCTGGTGATCCTGAAGATGATTATGAAATGCTGATCGATTACCTATATGAAGATCTTGAAGTACAACCGGTTGCGTAATTTAGATAAGTTTACAACTTATAGATATCTTGGAAATTTACTTATTATCATTGGATACTACATTCTACTTTGGCAAAGTGAGTCTGTCGGTTTAATCATAAAGCTAGTTGGGACTCTCATGGCCATACCCTCACTTTATGTTCTTAAGTTGTGGGATGCTTTGGTTATATGTGGATTCTTTGCTCTAATTGAATTTTCAAGATTATTTTATTTAATAAATCAATGATAGGATTTAACTCTTTGGGTTTACTGGGTAGATTGGGCAATCAAATGTTTCAATATGCTTCTTTAAAAGGTATTGCAAATAAGAACAATTACCAATATTGTATTCCCCCCTCACGTAATATTGATGAATGGAGAGATCATCAACTCTTCAACTGCTTTACTCTTAAGAATCTTAGTAAATTAAATATTCAGTATATTAAAGCTGGAAGACCTGTAGTACATGAAGCGTCTTTTGGTTTTGATGAAAAGCTTTTTGGTGAATGTCCTTCTTGGGTCAGTTTAGTTGGGTTTTTTCAATCTGAAAAATATTTTAAGCATATTGAACGAGAAATTAGAGAAGACTTTACCTTTGTGAATTCGATTTTAATTCCATGTCAAGAAGCTATTGCAGATCTGAAAAATCCAGTTTCATTGCACATACGAAGAACCGATTACTTAACTAATCCGAATCATCATTGTTTACCTTTAAGTTATTATGAAAAAGCACTTGGACAGTTTGATAGTGATAGGGCAGTAATCATTTTTACGGACGATCCAGATTGGATCTATACGCAAAAATTATTTTCAGATGATCGATTTGTTGTTTCTCTGGGTCAATCAAACTACATGGATCTTTGTCTAATGTCTTTGTGTAGTGAACACATTATCGCAAACAGTAGTTTTTCTTGGTGGGGTGCCTGGTTATCAAAATCTAGAAAAATAATCGCACCCTCGAATTGGTTTATTGGTTCCAACAATGCACACCTAGATACTAAGGATTTAATTCCAAGTGAATGGGAGCTATTATGAAAGTTGCAATTATTTTTATCGGAACATCAAATTATATTAATTTTCTTCCACTTTATTATGAAAAGTGTGAAGAAAATTTTCTTGTAAATACGGATAAAACGTATTTCGTTTTCACTGACGGTGAGCTTTCCGACTCACCCGAAAACGTTTTACCTTATTATCAAGATCATTTGGATTGGCCATATATTACTTTGAATCGTTTTCAAATCATTAATACGATTAAAAAAGACTTAGAGGATTTCGATTGGCTTGTTTTTATGGATGCAGATACACTGGTCGTGGATAAAGTGTCGGAGAATGAATTCTTTACAGATAAACCTTTTTTTGGAGTACATCACCCCTGCGCCTACATGAAAATGTCGCCCCACGAGACCCCTCCAGGGGCCTATGAGGCCGATCCACGGTCCAGGGCTTACGTTGACACCGGCATTGATGGGAATTTTGGCCCATACCTCCAAGGCTGCCTGTGGGGTGGGAAAACTCCCGAGATTTTTTCTTTAATTGATGAGTTAGAGGAAAACATAAAAAAAGATTTGGAAGATAATATTATTGCGGTGTGGCACGATGAAAGTCATTTGAATCATTATTTCATGAAGCATAAAGAAATGGTTCATGTGCTTGGACCACAATATGCTTATCCTGAGATATTTGCTCAACATTGTCAATTCGAACCAAAGATTGTACATTTAGCAAAAGATAATGGTAAGTATCAACAATGAAAATTGCAGTTTGTTATCGAGGATTCTTAAGAACTATCACGCAAACATTTCAAAATCATCAAGAGAAATTATTTAAGGATCATGATGTAGATTTCTTTGTTCATACATGGAATAAATATCCAGAAGAGATAGCTTACGTTCAACGAAATCTAAACCCCAAAAGAATTTTAATTGAAGATACAAAAAGACTAGAAGTTAATCCATATAACTCGATTCAGTTTAATTCTATAAATTTTCAACCCGATTTCAACAAAAACAAAAAATTATCTAATAATGGGTTGCACTCAAAACCATATAATGTTTTGAGTATGTTATACTCTTTGATGATGGTTAATTCCTTACGTAAAGAATATTCCGATGACTATCGCTTAATTATTTCAATTAGACCTGATATCTTTTTTTATGATGATTTGGATCTAAATCAAACACAACCAAATCATCTGAATATCTCTTGGTTTGAAAATATTGGCGATCATTTAAATCATTCTGATTCAATTATTGATCATATTGCAATTGGAGATTCAAATACGATTAATCGATATTCTGATTGTTTTTTATATGTACCATCATATTATTTTAATTTTGGGATTCAATTGGTTCCAGAAATTTTGCTTGGCTATCATGCGAGACATCATCAAAATTTAAAAGTTAATATGCTAAACTCTAGACATTCTGTAATTAGAATTGCAAATTATAATTCACTCGATAATACTGACAAATGAACCTAAAGGATTTAGAATTAATTAGTGTAGATCAAAAACTTTATGATGGATTCAATGATTTTATCATGAGTTCAGATCTAAAGGTTTTTGGTAAACTACTGGCCAGGACTTTATTATTTCAGAAAGTAAAAGATATTCCGGGGGATATTGTTGAATGTGGCGTTTTTAAGGGCAGTGGATTATTTACTTTTTTGAAATTGAAAAGATATTTTTGTCCTAACACGTATAAGAAAGTAATTGGATTTGATTTCTTTGATTCAAAAAAATTAACTGAATCTCTTTCTTCACACGACAAACAGACAATGACTCTTTTGTTTGAACAAAGAAATTTCACACATGACTTGTTTTATAACAATTTCTTAGAAAAGAAATTTATTGATTGTGGATTCATGGATCATGAATTTGAATTAATAGCGGGTGATATATCAAAGTCAGTTCTGCATTTTGTGGAGAACAGACCCGGTGCTAAAATTTCACTACTTTATCTTGATTTGGATTTAGAGATTCCTACTTATGACACTTTAACTTCTTTATGGAATAGAGTATCTTCAGGTGGAATTGTTGTTTTTGATGAGTATGCATATCATAATTGGTCTGAATCAATTGGGGTGGATAAATTCTTCAAAGACAAAAACGTAAAAATAGAATCCTTAAATTATGTTGCCCCCTCTGCATATGTAATAAAGCCATGAATAATTATTTATCAATCTTTGACCTTGATGGTGTTTTAATTGAAAGCCGAGAAATGCATTATAATGCATTGAATCAAGCATTAGAGAATGTAGATCCGAAGTTTGTAATATCTAAAGAAGAACATTTGAGTTCTTATGATGGTCTGCCGACTTCTATTAAGTTGAGTCTATTGACGGAAAACAAAGGTCTACCTATTGACAAACACCAACAAATATGGGAAGATAAACAGAAAGCATCTATCGAAATCTTTTCAGATCTAGAAAATGATTATGAATTAATGAGTTATTTTAAACAACTTAAAAATCATAATTATCGTATTGCGGTTGCGAGTAATAGTATACGCAATACCGTAAAGTTAGTTCTTTTAAAATTGGGACTTCTTGAATTTATTGATTATTATGTCAGTAATGAAGATGTCATTAGAAATAAGCCGTTTCCTGAAATGTATTGGAAATGTATGTCCGCTTGTAACTGTATTCCAAAGCACACTGTAATTTTTGAGGATAGTCATATTGGAAGACAAGGTGCCATAGACAGTGGGGCTCACTTAATTCCAATTGAGAACAGATTTGACTTGAATCAAGCAAAGATCAATAAAATTTTTGATATATTTGAAAACCAATGCGTAACTCACATACCATGGAGATCTGAAAAAATGAATGTGCTTATTCCTATGGCTGGAGCCGGTAGTCGATTTGCCGATGCTGGATATACTTTTCCCAAGCCATTGATTGAAGTAAATGGGAAACCAATGATTCAAGTGGTTGTAGAGAACCTTAATATTGAGGCAAACTATACCTTTATTGTACAGAAAGAACATTACTTAAAGTATAGTCTACAATACCTCTTGAACTTGATTGCACCAAATTGTAATATAGTACAGGTGGATCAATTAACTCAAGGCGCAGCATGTACTACATTACTTGCGAGTGAATTTATTGATAATGATTCACCACTTCTGATCGCTAACTCCGATCAATTTGTTGAGTGGAATAGTAATGAATGCCTCTATGCATTTAATGCTGACGGTATTGATGGTGGAATTTTAACATTTAAAAATTGCCATCCAAAATGGTCATTTGCTAAAATTGGAAGTGATGGTTTCGTATCTGAAGTAGCAGAAAAGAAACCAATTAGTGATAATGCGAGTGTTGGAATATACTATTGGTCAAGGGGATCTGATTATGTCAAATATGCCCAACAAATGATCAGTAAAGGTATCACCACAAAAAATGAATATTATGTATGTCCGGTTTTTAATGAGGCTATCGCAGATGGTAAAAAAATCAGAATGAAGGAAATTCAAAAAATGTGGGGACTCGGAACTCCAGAAGATCTTGACTACTTTTTGGAGCATTATAACGCATGAAATTGATAGCACATCGTGGTAATGTTCATGGCCCGAAACCAGATCGGGAAAATAGTATCGCTTATATTGAAGAAGCAATTACTGAAGGATATGATGTTGAAATTGATCTAAGAGTTGAGAACAATAGATGCTATCTTGGGCACGACAATCCTGAATATGTCGTAACTATGGACTGGTTGAGAAAATACAAAGAGATTCTTTGGATTCATTGTAAGAATCATGAAGCACTTGAAAAAATTTCTAGTTCTTTTGTGGAATTTAATTACTTTTGGCACGAAACGGATAGCTATACTATCACCAGTAAAGGTATAGGATGGGTATATCCAGGCAAACAACCATATTCAAAATCTGTTATAGTTATGCCAGAAAATCTTGGTGGAGACATTAAAATACTTAAGGAGTGTGACTGTTATGGTATTTGTAGTGATTATGTAGGAGAGCTTTTTTAATGTATAAAAATAAAAAAATGATTGCCTGCTCCCCAGTCGGAAGAAAGGAATCCATGAAATGTCTTTTCAATCACATGCTGAGACATAAGCAGGTGATTGATGAATATCATCTTTGGGTGAATACTGTAGTCCAAGAGGATTTGGAGTTCATTCAAGAATTCTATGAATCTAATAAAGATTTTGTTCATCTTAAATATGGATGTGAAGAGCTAGATCCATTACAAATGGGTAGAGCCAATAACGTTAAACGATTTTATAATTATTGCATTGAACCTGGTACATTTTATTTCAAAATTGACGATGACATCATATTCATTGAAGATGGGACATTTGAGAAGCTGGCTCAATATAAATTAGATAATCCAGAAACATTTTTAACATATCCAATAATCATTAATAATTATTGGTGTACACATTTTCTTAGAAAATATGATGCTATCGATGTCCCATCATGTCCAATTTGCGATGGTATTTGGTATGACTTATTCGAACAAAATAGAGAAGCCATAAAAAATACGGATCAGACATTGAGTGATAATCTAGAAGAACCTAAACCAAGAGACTTTATACCAGAGCAATACTTTTTCAGTCCTTTGTATTGGAGAGATTCACAATTTTCATATTCAATTTTGAATGAAACATACAATTATATAAAAGAAAACAAACTTTCAGATTTGGATATTGAAAACATAGTTCTTGATTATGAGCCAGTTTCCATTCAATTTATTATGTGGTCTGGTGAAGATTTTGCAAAATTTGATGGTAATGTAAAATCAGTAGGTGATGAACCATGGCTCTCGATGTTTTATCCTATTAAATATGATCTGAAAAATGCAATAGTGGGCAATACGAGAGTTGTTCATTATGCATATTGGCCACAAAGAGATTACCTGAATTCTACGGGTATTCTAGACTTATATGAAACCCTTTACTCATAATTTAATCTTATGAAAATAGCCTTATGTTTTTCTGGTCAGCCCAGATTTGTAAATGAAGTATATAATTATATTCAACAAAATGTATGTGATGGATATGATGTTGATGTGTTTATGCATCTTTGGTTTGATGAAGAGCTACAGACTAAACCATACAAATATGGTGGAAATGGTAACTGGGTAGATCAAAGAATTTCACCTGATGCAATAAAATATGCCGAAGCATTATATTCACCTAAAAAATTAAAAGTTGAGAAAAGTAGAATATTTAGAGACTCTAATATTGTAACTGATTATTGTTATGACTTAAACGGTAATCTTATTGATTGGACAAAACATTGGAAGGAAAGTCAGGAGCCGGATTACAGAAACAGAATGGTCAATAATTGGCTGTCTTCATTCTATAGTTTAAATCAAGTTAATATTCTGAAGAAAGAATATGAATATGAGAATGATTTCAAATATGATTTTGTGGTTAGATGCAGAACCGATTCTGTTGTACATACAAAAATTGTATATGAACAATACGACCCTCGCGTTGTGTATTACACTAATATATTAAATCAACCTGATGGTATGATTGCTGATTATTTAAATCTTGGTGGTTCAAAGGTGATGGATTGCTTTATGAGTACCTTCAATTATATTGACCGTATATTTGACATATGCAATCAAGATCTTGGAGGAGCCTGGAGTAATGAAATGCTACATAGAAAGACACTTGATTTTTTTGGAATTCCACATGAATCACGATCAATTGTTATTACTTTACCTAGGTTTTAATTGTGGAAAATTCTATCTTTGAAGATATATATTGTCGAATCTGTATTATTTTATTGTATATTGATATAAAAACTTTATGAAACCTAAAATTATTATCTGGGGATTCCCTTTAGATACTCATACACACTCTTATATACATGCTGCTTGGTATAAGACTTTCAAATTTCTTGGATATGAGACCTATTGGTTTCATGATGGAAATTACCCAGAAAATTTTGATTATAAAAATTGCCTTTTTATATCAGAAGAATATGCTGCTAGTAAAATTCCCATCGAGGCTTCTTCGACTTATTTCATACACAACGCAATCAATCCATCAAAATATTTGGATAAAGGGGCTCGGTTAATTGATATACGTTTTAATGTATATGGAATTAATGATGTTAATTACAAGCTGAAGGTAAATAAGGCGGAATTAGTTAAGCTTGATGATGTAACTTTTTACAACCCTAAAGCAGATGATAGCGTCTTAGCTGACCAATGGGAGAAGGGAATCTCTGGTTATGAAGCAATACATCTAACTTGGGCAACTGATTTACTACCACATGAATTTTATTATGATGATGCATTGATGAAAAGGCATCAAGAATACTATCATGTTGGATCTATTATTGGTAGTAACATCAAAGAAATGCAGAAGGTGGTTTCGGCATTACAAAGTTTAAATATTCCATTTGTACATATTGACCCATGGAGAAATCCAGTTTCTTTTGAGGATGGTAAAAGATATATGCAATTGTCTAGGCTTTCACTTGATGTACGAGGAACCGAAACCAAGGAAATCGTAAATGGTAAACCTGGAAATGGTGGTGATCACAAAAATATCGGATATATTCCATGTAGGACTTTTAAGGCAATTAGTTATGGTAGAATAACCGGAACTAACTCAAAAGCCGTAAAGGATGTTTTCGGTGATTACGTAATTTATAATGATGATGAATATCAATTGGTTTATGATATGAACGAAGCAGAAAAAAGAGACAAGGTTCAATTAGTTATCGAATCCATGAGATGGGTACAGGAAAATCATACCTATATTAATAGAGTTAATTGTCTTATGCAAGTATATAATCAGGAGATTTGATATGTCAGATATTACGTTAGTTACTGCCCTTTACGATATTAATCGAGATATATATGGTGATGGCCGAACATTTGAAGAATACCTTGTATGGTTCAGTAAAACACTAAAAATTACGACACCAATGGTAATTTATGTGGATGAATCATTAGTAGATTTTGTAAAAAAAGAAAGAGGGTCTTTACCCACTAAGATTATTACACAATCTCTAGATGAGGTCCCGTATTATTCATTAAATGAATCTATTAATAATATTTTAATGTCTGATAATTACAGGCTAAAAATAGATGCGCCCGATAGAATTGAGTGTAAAATGAGTATGTACAATGTAATTATTTACTCTAAATTCAAATGGGTAGAATTAGCCGTTAAGAATAATTATTTTGACTCACAGTATTTTATGTGGGTGGATGCTGGATTGTCCAGATTTTTTGGTGGAATCGATAACAATTATCCATCAAAGAATGCGACAGAAACTTTAATTGGGTGTGCGGACCATATTTTAATTCAAACCTCAATGTCGTATTATCCTGATTTAGTGGAGGCCGAGGGTTGTTCTGAAGAATACTTTTGGGATTCTCGTAGTTGGGTAATGGCTGGACTATGGGGTGGTGGTAATAAAATTATGCTAGAATTCTGTAATGAAATTGAAAATATTTTAACACAGAAAATGATCAAAAATAATGTCGTGAACAATGAGCAAATTGCAATGGCGTATTTGTATAAAAATAAACCAAATATGTTCATAGAATTTGAAAATTATGCACATATGCATCGACAATATGAATTAATACAGGAGTTAGGTAAATGAAACTTACATTAGTTGGACCCGGAATTATGCCGATTCCCCCAAGTGGGTGGGGTGCTGTGGAGATTCTTATTTGGGATACCAAATGTGCACTGGAAAAATTAGGACATGAAGTACAGATAATCAACACCAAAGATTGTCAACAAATTATCAATGATATTAATGAATTTTCGCCTGATTTTGTTCATGTACATTATGATGAATTCATCTCTATAGTTCCATATATTCAATACCCAAATGCAATCACAAGTCATTTTGGGTACCTGGAACGACCAGAAATGTTCAATGGTTATGCTAATATTGCAAATGAATTCGCAAGAATTAAACCAAATATATTTTGTCTTTCTGATGGAATCGAGAAAGTATATAATTTGATGTTTGATATACCCAAAGAAAATACTTATGTTACTCCTAATGGAGTAAATACAGCTAGCTTTAAATATAAAGAGATTCCTGAATATCTTGATAGGAGCATTTATCTTGCAAAAATTGATTATCGTAAAAGGCAACATCTTTTTCAGTCTATTGATAGTCTTTGGTTTGCAGGTAATCTGGCTGATAATAGATTTGACGTAAATAAAAATTATCTTGGGGAATGGAGTAAACCTGATCTGTATGAGAAACTTACTGATTATGGTAACTTAGTTCTCTTATCCGATGGTGAAGCGCATCCTTTGGTGTGTATGGAGGCTCTTGCGGCAGGTTTAGGTGTAGTTGTATGTGAATGGGGTAAATCAAATTTAGATGTTGATAAAGATTTCATCACGATCATACCCGAAAAAAGAATTGATGACATTGATTATGTAGAAAAACAAATTATCGAAAATAGAAAATATTCCGTCAATCACCGTGATGAAATTGTTGAATATTCAAAGCAATTCGACTGGAATAAAATTATAGAAACATACTATATACCCAATGTTAAAAAAATAATTGAACGCCATGTATGATACTATTTTAGAAAAAAATAAATCCATATATAAACTTGACAAGTTTGGTCCAATTTATTATATAAATTTGGATGATCAACCCGAAAGGCGGGAGTATATGGAATCTCAATTTAAGTATTGGGGAATCGATAATTACACTAGAATTTCTGCTTATGATGGTCGAAATGATGATTTGAGTGACATTATAAAGGGCAAATACCCCGAGAATATTTCAGCTTCTGAATTGGGTTGTTTGACTAGTCATCTAAAATCAATCAAACATTGGTATGATACTAGTGAAACACCATATGCCATCTTCATGGAGGATGATTGCATTATTAATAATGCAAAATATTGGAATTTTACTTGGCAGGAATTTATATGTCGAGTTCCCTATAATTGGGATTGCTTACAGTTGGCCGTCATAGTTACTGGCGATATACACTTACAAATACACAAACATTATAGTAATGAATTCTCGACTGCTTGTTATGTTATAACAAGGCGATATGCAAAAAAATTAATCGATCTTCATGTGAAAGATGGTAAATATAGATTAGATCAAGATATTCGACCCAGGGCAGTTGCTGATGATGTATTATATAATACGGGAGTTACCTACACAGTACCCCTATTTTTATATGAACTTAAATTAGGATCAACTATACACCCAGATCATATTGACACATTTCATAAAAATTCTTATGAAAGTTTGAGCCAATTTTGGCAAAATAAAGGATCAGAATTGACGGTAGATGCTATTACTGATTATAATCCTTATTTTAATAGTATCGTTGGATCTACACAATAAACGCAGCCAGGGGTTGACAGATCCTAAATAATCACTTATTATGCAGGGGCCTCGAAATTGAGGCTTGGTGAAACGAGAGCTAGGGGTGCTACTCTTTTTAAGAGGAGTTGCGATAGCACCAAAGCCTAGATGTAGAATTCTATTATTTTTAATGCTTTTTAACAACAAAATTTTAACCTCTATTGTTTGTGGGACTATTGGGGCCACTGTACTGAGCCCTATTCCAACACAAGCTATTTCTGTGACCTCATCTATCGAATCTATGACCGTTCCTGCGAGAAGTCAAGATTGGTATTTAAAACTCGAAAAAGTGCTTCCAAATTACAAAGCACCTACAGCAAGTGCCCAATATGGTAATGCTAGTTGGTATGGTCCTGGATTTTATGGAAACCGAACCGCAAATGGTGAAGTTTACCGACCAGGTTCAATGACAGCAGCACACAAATATTTACCTTTTGGTACTAGGGTTCTGGTCACAAATCTTAACAATGGACGATCTGCTGTTCTTCGAATTAATGATCGTGGTCCATTTTATGGAGGTAGAATTATTGATCTATCCGAAACAGCGGCTGGTGTCTTGGGGCTTAAAAGTCCTGGAGTCGGTCCAGTTAAAGTAAAGGTTCTAAATTAATTTTATAAATATTATAATGACTGTAACAACTAATGAACATGGACAACAAAACATGTTTGCCAAGGAACCAGAAATGTATTATGAAGATTATGGTACGGAAACTCCGAACCAAATTAAAGAGAAATACAATGGTCGTTGGGCAATGTGTGGAATTGTCTCTGGACTTATTTCATATACTTTAACCGGTAAACTTTTCTTTGGTATTTTCTGATAACCCAAGTACTTTTACCGTGACAAGTATTGCCTTTATTGTGCCTTTGGCACATTTTATTAACCTACTTTTTGAAACTTATTGAGGAAAAACAATGAAAAACTTTGGATGGACTGAACAGGCGGAATTAGCAAACGGAAGACTAGCTATGTGCGCCTTTGTTATTGCTGTCGGCACTTATTTGACTACTGGACAATTAATTCCCGGTATTCTTTGATTTCACCTGGGGGCTATAGCCCCCATTTTAATTAATCAATAATGGAAAAAAAATGCATCAGATGTAACAATATCAAATCTATTAATAATTTTTCTACGAGTAAGAGAGGAACTCGTAATGTTTGTAAAGAATGTATAAATTTAAGCAGTAGAATCGTCAATAATTTAAAAAAAACCGCACCACCAAAGCCAGTACCTGAGGTGTGTCAGTGCTGCAGAAAAAAAAGTAAATTAGTATTAGATCATTGCCATGAAACCAGCAAATTCCGAGGCTGGATTTGTCACCAATGTAACATGGCTATAGGTAATTTGGGTGATAATATAGCCGGGCTTATGAATGCTGTACTGTATCTTGCGGAATGTCACGAAACTAAATAGCTTAAATTGTAATATGTTTGATGATAGGATTCATAACTGATGATGGTGAATACGGGGTATTTCCGTATAATAAAAAATGGATGGTGATATACCACAATCAACAATTGGAGGTGTTTAATACACCAACTCAATGTAAAAAATATATCAAAACCCATTCAGCCAGTTTGAAAAATGGCCTAGCAGACCCCACATCAGAAAAAAAACCGACTATGGTAAGATAGACTTCGAATAAACAAATCGTAAATAAGAAATAATGATTTCAACTAAAATTCGTCTACAACTTGAAGAAATTTGTGAAAGAATTGAAAATAGAAAAAAAGTCACCTTGGCCGAAATGGTTTTAATTGAAAAGTATGCAAAGGCAAATCGAATTGTATTCGACATGCTACAGAGAGCCCGTCGAAGGGCCACACAGGGGCCAATCCCAGAAGGAGGACCAGATGAGTTCTTAGATCAAATGAATCTCGGAAACCCGGACCCAACGACTCATATTACGGGTGCTAGTAATATTGATGATATTGTGAATTTTTTTACAAATGATACTGATCACATGAGGAGAGATTGATGTTCACTAATGGTTATTATTTAAGTTTATTTTTTATTTTTTGTTTATTGTGCTATGCCATTGTGGTAGATAAAAATGTAGGTGAATATATTGTTCTGTCTCTACAACTAATGAAAATTACATTCACAAGATATGTTATGCTAATCAAACTACATCCACATAATCCAATTACAAATTATATGGCTAGGGTGAGATACTCAAAAATAGCAAAAGACCTACACGCCGAATTAAACAAAAAAACCCCTTGACCAATCTGGGGTCATGTGCTATGATATGGAGAACTTAAAAAATGACCATGGCTGAAGACTCAATCAATTTAAAGTTTCTGCAATCGCGGATTAATGACATCAAACAAGAAGGTCAAGAATCTGTCGATTTTACAATCGAATATCTTCAATGTCTTATGGCTCGACATGATCTAATGGAATCTATTCCTGATGATTTTGAGCTTGATGATGTTCCTGATAGTATTTTGGATACTCTTCGTAAAGGAGAAATTCCAACAAAAGACGAGATCATTCTCATGGATACGGAGATTCAAAATTATTTTCTATTTGAACTGATTTGGTTGTGTGGTATGACTGCTATTGCATATTATACTTCAGACGAATCGGACAATGAACAACAAAACAATCCGAATACATTTGACGTTATTGTGAGTATGTTAGAAGTATCACCTGGACATGCGACAGGTTGTTATCTGATTGCAGTTTTTACTCTTCTTATGAGTCAGCTTCCAACAGAAGCAATGATTTCTAATATTACTAATAATTTCTCAGATGATTTTGATCAATGTCAAAAAAATATGGATTATTTTGTAGAACTAGCTTCTTCAATCTTGACTAGACACAAAGAAGATAAATTATATATGAGTGGAATCGATCTTGCCTGACTTTGACGTAACATCCCCATGGTTTGAATTCAATAGCTATTGCTTTTGTTGTGAATCATTGGGTGTGGTTCCCACCATAACAAAATTTTTACGTTATAATAAATTTTATAAAAATAACTTTAATGAAAAAACGCAAAGGTTTGACGACCAAAATTAAACCACTAGCGAATACAATTTCACCACGAAATTGTACGACCCCATTTCATGAAGCCTTCCCAATTAAATTGACACATATAGATAATAAAGTAGAAAAAAATTGTTACTTTGTCTGTAAGGAACATCTACAATCTTACATAACTAGATATAATATAAAAAAAGACGAAGCTAAAATAGAAAAAACATTACCACAAACTGGAGTAAATTAAAATGGCATTGAGTGATAAAGTAGAAGATAAACTAAAAGAAGCAGAAGGTGTTTTGCGAGACGCAATTTACTGGGCAGCCAAGAATGAAAATCCTGTCGTAATTAGTTCAATTTCTAAAATTATTTGTGAAATTGACATGCTAATGAAAATTGATAGATTTCAGGACAAACTTGAAGAGTTAATGAAAAAACAAAACGGCAATGATTCTGGATTTCTTGGTGGATTTTTTTGATAATTATAGGATAATATAATGGATTTTATAGCTGGCCTAATTCTTGGTGCTTTTGTTGTTGGTGGTATGGCTCAACTATACTCAATGCAGGACTCAAATAATGGATGGATACAGTGTAAATTGCAACCTAAAATATGTGAAGCAAGATTCACACAATACAAAGCCGAAATAAAACTTGAAAAATTAAGAGAAAAAAATCAAAAAGAATTTGGTTTTTAGTTAAAAATTATTTTAGTCGTATGTCAAAACAGTGAGGAATAAATTTGAATATTTTTGTCACATCACAATTTCCTGCAGAAAGTGCTATTGTACTTCCCGATAAACATATAACAAAAATGCCACTTGAATCATGTCAAATGCTTTCAATCGTTGCATCGAAGTGGTATCATGATTATGGTAATTTAATGAAATCTGATGGAACACCATACAAGACGGAAAAGGGAGCTTTTCGAAATCATCCATGCACTAAGTGGGCAGCCGAATCAATTCATAATGCTTATTGGTTAATCAAGCATGGTATGAATCTATGTGATGAATTTCAACTACGTTATGGGAAGCCACACGCATGTTACAATACCTTAGTCGATGCGTATTACTTATTCCCTAAAGGTAAAATTACTGAAGTATCTTCTTTTGTGCGAGCGATGCCGGATGAATTTAAACTTGACGAAACCATTGACACTTTTACTGCTTACAAGATGTACATTGGGTCCAAACCTTGGGTTGCATCTAATTATCTTCGTATGCCAAGCCGAAAGCCTGAATGGGTCTAAATATTTTTAAAGACATTTATTACATAAAAATTATACAAAAATTTGTATAGTACAATTTAAAGCAAAATCCAAACCTTACAACAATAGATAAATTAAAAATGAAATTTTTCATTTATTCCAAGAACAATTGCCCATACTGTGAAAAGATTAAAACTGTTATGGCGACGTATAATTTTGAACATGTAGTATATACTTTAGATGAGGATTTTACTCGACAACAATTTATTGAGAAACATGGTATTGGTTCAACTTTCCCCCAAGTGATTATGCAAGAGGATCTTGGTTTGGAACGAATTAAATTGGGTGGCTGTGTGGATACGGTAAAATACCTAAGAGAAAATGGTTTTATATAATGGAAGAAGCATTTTATGATATAGAGAAAGCAATAGATTATGCTTTCACTGAAAGAAAATTCGTTATGAATTTCTACTCTTATTTAAAAGTGAAGAATGCAAGAAGAATCGATGCTCAGTCATTTAAAGAAAGCTTAACCGCTAGGAACATACGGAATCTAGCCGAGGAATTACATCTTTATATTGATGGTGGACAGACAAATAATGCAAAAATGCTAAGAGAAGCATATGGGCATATTTCAAAACCCGAGGCCAGGAAAATCGAAAATTACCTTCTTAAGTTCATATCTGATTGCGATCAATATATTAAAGATAAAAATGCCAAAAAGGGAAGAAAGCAAGCTAAATAATACAGGAAATCGAGGATTTGAATGGATGCTCGATTCGGAAAGTAATAATAAACAAAAGGAGGAATCTGTTTTTAGTTATAGATTTAAGAAATTTATTTCTTTTCTTTATGAGAGAATCAAATTCTTAAGAAATTATCCAAGATAAAAACTATTCGGAGAATATAAATGTATACAATTGCTGTTTTTATGAGCGTTGTTTTAACATTATTACTTTTTATTGTAGGGGGCATTGTTGGTTGGATCGCAACACTGTATTTGAATACTTTAGGTACGCAACAGCCTTTTATTCATCCAGAATTTTTTGATAGTAACGGTAACATTATACCAGACGAGATCATTGCAGTAAGAATTACACCTAAATTAAACATTGAAGAAGACTATTATGACACAGACAGCAACGAGGAAGCCGAGGACTACAGCTAGTGCGGCAAAAAAGGTAAGTTTGGATTTACCAGCAAATCCTTTTCAACATGAAATACTAGAACTAGCATGTAAACAGAAAACAAAGGCTAAAAAAATTGAAGTTCTACAAAAATATGCTAACGACGCACTAACTAGTCTCATAATTTGGAATTATGATGATACAGTTATTACGCTATTACCTTTTGGGGATGTTCCATATTCAAAAGTCGCTGATATCTTACCTGGAAACTCGACTCTGACTGAATCGATCACTCATCAAATCGATGATAAAATGGTTGATGCCGTTGGTGGAAATCAAAGAACCACCCTAAGGACGGAATATACAAAATTCCATAATTTTATTCAGGGTGGAAATGATACTCTCAGCACCATTCGAAGAGAGACTATTTTTATTCAACTTTTAGAGGGCCTACATCCCAAAGAAGCAGAAATCGTATGTTTGGTCAAGGATAAGAAATTGGCAACTAAGTATAATTTATCCTTTGATCTTATTAAGGAAGCCTACCCCCATATTGTCTGGGGTGGTAGATCCTAATTTATAAATTATAAAACAACAGAGAGAATACCAATGTCAAATGGGTTCAGTAATTCTATTAAGGTCTCTTTACGTAAAGATGGCATTAATGAATTACTTAAAAAATATAAAAATGCTAAAAAAATAATGAAATCTAATTTATACCAAGTCCAGGTTATGGATGGCACTGAAAAATATATTTCATCATTGATTTGTGAAGCCAATGAGAACCCCCCTGACCTCTGATGGGAAAACATTACTTACTAGACCTATATGGTTGCGAATTTGAAGTATTAGATAATCTAGAATTTCTACTACAACTTCTAGTAGATTCGGCTCTTCTTTGTGGTGCAACTATTTTGAATAAGTGCTATCATAAATTTGAGCCACAAGGGGTTACAATTATTCTCTTATTGGCCGAGTCACATATTTCAATACATACTGTACCTGAGAAGGGAGAAGCATATGTTGATGTGTATACTTGTAGTATAGTAGATCCAGAAATTTCATGTCTTAAAATTATTGATGAAATAAAACCATCACGACATAATTTAAGATTATTTGATAGGTAGGTGATTTGGAAAGTATCTAATCTTCCCTTTTTGGGTAAAATAATATAAACTTTAAGATATAGTGGTGTATATGCGAGACGAAAGAATTAAACTAATTATTAAAAACATGGATCTTCTTCTTAGACAATTAAAGTTGGAATTTGAGGAAGATGTTGAACCGGAATTAACTGAAGAAAAATCTAACAAATCTAATTTGATTAGTATTCGGGATTTACTTATGCCAGAGGATTATGAGGAACCTCCGTATTACGAAGAACCCGAAAAAGATTTACCCAATATTTCTGTAAGATGGAGAAAAGAAAATGTATGATTTAACTGACTTTGAAAAAGAACTGGGAAAATTTTCCGATAGAATTGAAATCATTGTTGCCCTTGAAATTGGGGGTAAGATTTCGGCAGATGATGCATATGCAATGGTTAAGGAAGAATATAAAAAATTAAAAAAAATGCATAAATCGAATTAATTATGAAACCAATAAAAGCAAATGATCTTCTTGAATTAGATCAAAGATTACAGACTGTGCTTCTGCAGTGCTATCCAATTCCAGAGCAGGTCATTTATCAAGCAGGTAAGAATGATTATTCGGAAATTCCTATTCATGAACAAGTAATACCGAACCCAAAAGAATGTGGTGAGTGGATTGTAAATGAACTTCTGAGTAATGATAAAGGCCATTATGGGCCACTGGAACATCCAGGTATTACTTTTTCTGTCTCTGGTTATGTACATAATGTAATGGTGCAAGGAAGAACTCATCGAATTGGAACATCGTGGGATGTTCAGTCACAGCGTTATACTGGAAAGCGTGTGACCAAAGTTGCTACAGGCGAACTTGCAGTTGATGATGTTTTCTATATCCGTCCTCCTGGTTTTTATACAAACAGAAAAGGTAAAAAGTATGATTGGACGCAGGATGACTATAATGATGAATTGGAGTTTATTCTGCTGGGCTGTAAGCGATATGCACAAAAATATGAAAAGGGAATGTGTGAGGAACATATTCGGGACTATCTAGTGCAAGCAATTCGTCAAAATTTTGTGGTTTCATTTAATCTCCGGTCTGTTCTACACTTTTTGGACCTGAGAGCCAAAATGGATGCACAATTAGAAATTCAGGCCCTTTGTGCTCAACTTGCCCCACTACTTGAAAGATGGGCACCTAATGTTTGGAAGTATTATGAGCTAAAGCGATTACATCGAGCTAAACTAAGTCCATAAATAAATCGCCAGATAAGTGGAATTATGAGAAATTGGTGCGTAAAAGTCGTCAAAACTGGCGACATATTTAAGGTATTTTTAACTGAAAATGAATTTAGAGAGTTTCTTGCTGAGAATCCAGAAATAGGAGAGTGTATCGAGTGCGTCGATTGTGACGATGCGCCATCACTATTAATCGAATAAATAGAACACATTCATATAATTGAGGTTCAGTACTTGGCCATTTATCCGATATATAATCCGGTAACGGGAGAAAAAAGAGTTGTTGAAATGAGCGTACATGAAATTACACAATGGTATAAAGATAATCCCCCCTGGTCTAGGGATTGGGGTGAAGGTTGCGCTTCTATTGGGTCTGAAGGTGAATGGAAGGATAAATTAAATAAATCTCACCCATCATGGAATGAGATTCTAAAAAATGCAAAAAAAACTGGTGGTATGAATTCAAGAGTGGAGACTTTATGACAAGAGCACGGCGTAAAACACGGCAACAAGCAAACATTCCATTAAACAAGAAAAAGACTCAAAATCCTTTAGTAACATTAGATCATTTAATTGAGTTACAGCCACTCACTGAAAATCAAGAAAAACTATTTGCTGCTTACGATAAAGGAAAAAATATCGTCGCTCATGGGTATCCTGGTACAGGAAAGAGCCTATGCTTGCTCTACAAGGCCCTAGAAGACGTTCTAGACCCCAAGACGCCCTACAAGAAGGTCATCATGGTAAGATCCACTGTAGCCACCAGAGACATTGGATTTCTGAAGGGCAGTGTGGAAGAAAAAATTGGTGAGTATGAAAAGCCATATAAGTACATGATCAAAAATCTTTTTGATTTTAACTCAGATGAGCAGTATGAACTTCTTTATGGGAATTTAAAGGCACAGAAATCATTCTATTTCATGTCAACTAGTTTTGTTCGTGGAATGACCTTTGATGAATGTGTTTTGATTGTTGATGAATTTTCTAATATGTCTTTTCATGAATTGGATTCTTTGATTACTCGTGTTGGTATGGATTGTAAGATTCATTTCAGCGGTGATTTAGAGCAAACCGACCTCATCAAGACAGCTGAAAAAAATGGTGCCCCATCATTTCTTCGAATTCTTAGGGAAATGAATTCATTTGAGAGAATTGATTTTGAAGTAGATGATATTATTCGTTCTGGTACCGTCAAAGAATATATTATGGCTAAAAATAAGCTTGGCTTGTTCTCAAATCCCAGTTGACAAACTGGCCTTTTTGTGCTAAGATTTGAGCATGTACAAAAAGGCCAAATGCAATTTACACATAATATTCTGGATGTTCCTAAATTAAAGAGATTTCATCTCGACGGTAAGAGATTCTATCAAAATCCCAATTCCGATACGATAAAAAATTATATTTCGATCACGACTATTACTTCACATTACAATAAAGAGAAGTTTAAGGCGTGGAGAGAAAGAGTCGGAGAAGAAGAAGCCAATAGGATTACGAATGCCGCGACTAGTCGTGGTACACAAATGCATACTTTGGTGGAGCACTATATTGGAAACGAACCACTTCCAAAAGCTGCCCCACTACCAAGAATGTTGTTTGACGTAGCAAGGCCAGAGTTAAATAAGATAAATAATATATTAGGTATCGAAATTCCACTCTTTTCAGAGTATTTCGGTATAGCCGGTACTTGCGATACTATTGCCGAATATAATAATATTCTAAGCATTATTGACTACAAGTCTTCCGAAAAACCAAAACCGAGAGAATGGATTGATTCATATTTCGTTCAAGCATTGGCTTATAGTATAATGCTTTATGAAATGACCGGAATTAAGGCAAAACAACTTGTCATTATTATGGCATGTGAAAATGGAGAGGTTGAAGTTTATATCGAAACCGATTTCAAAAAATACCTCAAAATGCTTGTCGAATACATCAAAAAATTTAAACAGGATCATGACAGCAACTAATTATAAACAAGAATTACAAGAAGAACTAGAGAAGAAGTTTCACTCACCTGAAAAATTTGCACAGGGAGTCGAACTAATACTAAAGACAAATGCAGAACATAATTACATTACTGCGATTGTGGAATATTGTGAACTAAATCAAATAGACATTGAACTTGTACCCAAGCTCATGACAAAGCCACTAAAAGAAAAACTTAAGTGGACTGCAATGGAACTAAACTTTCTGAAAAAAACTTCTCTCGGTAAATTGCCAATCTGAACAATTACTTATGTTGACCCCATATGATGTTTATGTGCTTTATTTGGCCTTGAAGTTACACTTCACTAGTCCCAGTTATAATTATTTCAAATATGGTGGAAAAATTAAGGCAAACGTACAATCCTTTAATAAACGGAAAGATCGATATTTCTTTGAGCACTTATCTAGAAAAAAACAAAAAACGGATTTGATCAATTATTTTGTATCTAACTTTATTGTATCTTCCGACCTATCAAAAATGTGGGTTGGTGAACTTAGAGAAAAGGGTGATGATAACTACATTAAATGGAAAAGCAGAATACAATCTTTGCGTTATCTATTTGCACAAGATATTAATACTTTAATTAGAGAAGATCATATATACGAGACTTTGGTAGCCAAACCAAATACGCATCCTAAAGCCGTTAAATATTATTTGTCTGGTAAAATTTCATTAGAGACTCTAGTTATATTAAACGATATTACGTCTTTTGCTGATAAATTAGAGTCATCTTTGAGTCACGATCCGATATTTCATATCGTGTTAAATAAGATAAGAAAGTATAAATCATTTTTTGTTTATGACAAGCCGTCATATGTAGAAGAATTTAAGGCCAAAATTTTTATTAAGTAATTTTCGGGTTGGTAAACCCAGTAAAAAAGTTTCCAATGTACCGTTATTTAAAAATTAAAATGGATTTCAAACAACTAAAAAAAGCATCTTCCCTTGGTAGTCTTACCGAAAAACTTCTACAGGAAGCGGAAAAAATGGGAGGTGGTGCATCCATGAAGGATGATCGCATCTTCTCTGTTGAGCGTGATAAGGCTGGTCTAGGCTTTGCTGTCGTTCGCTTTATGCCTGCTCCACCAAATGAGGATCATACATTCGTAAAACTTTATAATCATGGATTTAAGGTGAATGGTAAGTGGCTAATTGAAAACTGCCCGACTACTATTGGCGATCAGTGCCCAATTTGCACCTCAAACACTGCACTATATGATACAGGTATTGACGCAAATAAGAAAATTGGCTCTCAGCGTAAACGTAAACTAAGCTTCTATAGTAATGTTTATATCGTAAAGAACCCTTCAAATCCTTCTCTAGAAGGAACAGTAATGCTGTATCGCTTCGGTCAGAAAATCTTTGACAAGATTAAGTCTGCAATGAAACCCGAATTTGAAGATGATACCGCAATCAATCCTTTTGATCTGTGGGAAGGTGCAAATTTCAAAATCAAAGTGAAGACCGTGAAGGAATCTTCTGGTCAATCATATCCAAACTACGATGATAGTGTTTTTGAATCACCTGCGCCCTTTTTGGGTGGTGATGATGAAGAGCTAGAAAAAGTATGGAGGCAGTGTTATTCACTTGCAGATCTTGTCTCTTCAGATAAGTTCAAGACTTATGATGATCTTGAAAAGCGCCTTAACATCGTTCTTGGTACCAAGGCTACTGCGAGTTCCACTCAGCGGCAGGAAGAAGAACTAGAAGAAACATTTAGTTCGCCTTCTACAGATTCCAAGGAAGATATTATGCAGGAACTGGAAAAATCATACAATAAATCAAAGTCTGATGAGGGCGAAGATCAGGATGATGATGATTTCGATGACTCTCTTGCTCGGTTCAAAGAACTAGCCAATTGACCTTGAATATTCTGGCTCCCATTTGGGGGCCTTTTTTATTGGTTAAAAATTTTAGTATTTTCTCCCCTTTTCAATTTTCTGTCTACGTATTGAGTACCACCTTCCTTATATGTCATAATATCTTCAAGATTTTCAAATAATATATTTAAATATTGCGCCTTCAATAAAAATATTTCTCTTTTTCTTTCTTCTTTATTGATCTCATAATCATAATTAGTAACTACTTTTATTAGCTCTGTGGATGGTACTGATACGGTAACTTCTAGATCACTATCATAATACTCATAAGAATAAGCACTTTCAGATTCCCCTACCAACTCGATAAAATTACCGTTTGTTTTCCATGTCGAATTTACCTGAGTTCCTTCAGGTAAAAGAATTCTTTCTCTAGAATCTTTAACCTCAATTGTCTCGTAGTGATGAATTCCCTGATAGAGTGCTTCATATGATCCGTATTTTTGAATCATGACTTTATCAAAAGAATCTTGAGATAGTGGCCATTCATCTTGAACACTTAGGTAATTATTTGAGAGGAAAATAACCCAATCTAGAGTTGAATCGCCATAAATTTTCTGTGCCACATTATATGGTTTCTCATCACCTTCGATATTATACTTTTCAAAGAAAGATAGTTCATTGAAAATTTCTTCAAATATTTTACCTTTTCTGAAGAAGTTTTTTATCTGTATATAATCGTTTATTTTAGCATTTGGTAGTCTGCTAACATAATTAAAATTAGGAACGCTTCTAAAATAGTGTGCCATTAGTATCCGATTGAGTGCTCATTGTCATAATCATTATCGTATATAGGAGTTAACTCCTTAAATTGCAAACCTAAGTTATACATAAACATCGTTTTATCTTCATCGTCAAATGTCATATAGCTTCCCATTGGAGTATAATCGACTGCACATGATTGTAGAGCACATAATTTAATCTTATTTAATGATCGATGTTCTTTTGTACCTGACAGATATTCTACCTTAAACACATATGGTGATTGTAGAAATACTTTACTTTCAGTATTTCTTACTGCCATATTTTTTTTGAAAAATTTGATGATTTGTTTTATTTTCTTTGCCTCTAGTTCAGCTTTAGGAATCATGCTGAAATTAAATACAAATGATCTTAATTGTGGTCCTCTGAATAATAGCTCTAAGTTTGGATTGAATATCGCCCCTGTGGCTCTTGTCAATAATCCACCAACCCCAACAGCTTGTCCTGCAAGACTTAATCGTACCATATTTGCAAATTCTGGAGTTTTAGTAGCATAATCTAGAAGCGCATCGGTTTGATCTATAGCTTTCTGGCCCTCATTGACCATAAGATTTAATGATATTTCAGCCAACCGCCTTTGTAGGGGATTCATTAAATCCTCGTTCCAATCAACGGTATTAGAATCTGATATTTTCGTTATTGGTAAATAAACAACAGAAGAATCTGGCACTAGTTCATAATTGTCATATTCACTAGCTGTTAATTGAGATTTATATATATCAGCTAAATTTAAATTATCCCCAACGGTTGTTACATTTGGGCTGGTTATATTTCTAGTTTTATTCTTCCACACAGAAAACTTTATCCTATCTTGACCATCTTTCATGTCACTTGGATACACTAATAATGGCGAAACTTTTCTGCCAATGTTGCCGGTCCCAACTACAGGTGTTGCTAATACTGAGGCATTTCCAATTGTTTCTGTTATTTTTGCAGTTCCTGGGCTTATATTACTTTTATTTTCTAATTTATATTCTTCAATCGTTTCGTTTGCTTGGCCTTTTATTATTGTTCCCCATTTAGCTGGATCTTGCTTTATTTCTGGTGATGTTATTGTAGTTGTGGCTAACTTATTTCCATTTAGTATAGCATTAACTCCCAAATATAAAACTTCACCATTATCTAGATTATATGTTGTTACTAGTTTATCATCTCCTCTTTGTCTTATTTTGTTGTAATCCTGTTGATTTATTCTTTTATATAAAACAACAACAGAGGAAGTTCTACCGTCAGCCGGTAAAAAATCATTACCAACTGTTCTTCCTTCTACTCCAACATAATATCGATCCTTTGTATTTGGACCTAAGAATGGCTTTATTGAAATTAATTCTTCTACTATCGGTACGGCCATCTATTTTTTAGCTATTTAGGTATTTTGATTGGATAAAATGTTGGAATTTTCAATACATATTCAAGTTCATCCGGCATAATTTTATAAAATTTTGATTGTACTCTATCGAATCTATACTTTCTAAATGGTGATTCAACATAAGATGGGGCGTCTCTCCAGTGAAAGTTGACTCCTTCAAAATGCGATCCACTGATATTAGTTACAATAATAACAGGATTTAAATCATACCATTCGGGCGTTTTTGCTATGTACTTAAAAGTATAAATTTGATTTAATTGAAATGATTCAGCCGTTCTATTCATAGAAGAAAGAACAGATGTTAACGCAGTAAAATAATAATTTGGATTATATCCTCTTGGGATATTTTCATATAATTTTTTTAACTTATTTATTTTTTCCTCTTCCTTTTCAATAATTTCATATTCAGGAAAGGATTGTGGTAGTCTATTCTGCTTTAAAGAAAGATCTATAATTCTTTCTTTATCTCGTTTAATTTTTCTTCTTCTTGCATCCGATAATTTACCAAAAAGAGAAATAATTTTCCCTACGGTATTCCATGCGCTAGCGGCTAGATTAGAAAATATTGACATTATATACCTAATTCCTTTTCGGTGAGCAGTTTAAATATCATATTATTTGACTCGCAAAACTTTTCAGCCTGAGTCCATTTAGAAATGTTCTTTTGATATGTTGCTATTTCATTTAAATATGTTTTCGTTTTCTTTTTTCTTTGCTGGGGTGGTTTTGTTTGTTTCTCTGGTTTTATTTCTATAAGGTATTTTTTTATCTCATTATTTTTGTCTTTTACTTTTAGAAATAAATCTGGAAAGTATCTTCTGAATTTATTAGTTGACTCATCAAAATATCTTATAGGGAATGGTTCAGATGACCATTCAATAATATTTTCGTTATTATCGGCCCACTTGAATGCTCTCAATTCCCATGAAGACCTATAGATAATTTGGTTAATATCGCCAATATATTTTAATGGATGATTTGGTTTATATAAACCTTGAATATAGTTAGCCAAGCTATAAATAACTAATGAAGTAATAAGTATTTATGGTATGGCACCTCGGATAAGAACAATGAATGATCTTAAGAATAAGATCTTGAGACCTGCCACAACAAGTCACTTTGAATGTAATTTCAAGCCTCCTGAAAAAGTAGTCGCATGGATGAAACAGAAGGGGAGATCTGGTGCAGGAGTTAATCTAGATTCTGCAGTGATGGATAAAATTAATATTAGTTGCTTTGAGGCATCTTTACCTGGATCTTCATTACAAACCACTAATTTGAATGATACTTATACTGGAGTTACTGAAACCTACGCATATCGAAGGGCCTACGATAATCGATCTGATTTTACTTTTTATGTGGATCATTTGGATAATGGTAATAACAATTCTCAAAGCTATACTGTAATTTTGTTTTTTGAGAATTGGTTATCTTACATTTCAGGTGAAAATTATGCCGATGGCCTGAGAGATCCAAATTATTTCTATCGAATAAATTTCTTTGATAATTATGTTGCTCCAAAAATAGAAATTGATAAATTTGAAAAAGACGTGGTCGGAGATTACTTACATTATGAATTCATTAATGCATATCCAATCTCAATCGCATCGATGCCTGTTTCATATGAGGGGTCACAATTGTTAAGATGCACCGTTTCATTTACATATCAGAGATATTTAATTCAAAATAAACCAGCATCTGGTATTGGTAGGCCACCCATTGAGCCAAGAAGAGTCGTCGCCCCAACAACGCCTACACCACCAACCCTTTGATTTTGACCAACTAAATAATAAGATAATTATGTGTTATATTTGCTAATCATGGCTCTTCCTATTATTAATAATCCTGAGTATTTTGTTGAACTTCCTTCCACCGGTAAGAAAGTAAAATACCGTCCCTTTGTTGTAAGAGAGGAGAAGCTTCTTCTCTTGGCTTTAGAGAGTGAAGATCTTTCTGAAATGTCCAACGCAGTTAAGAATGTTCTTTCCAATTGCGTGAAGGGAGACAATCTAGATATTGAGACTTTACCTACTTTTGATATTGAATATCTATTTTTGAATATTAGGGGTAAGGCTGTTGGTGAGGATATTCAAGTAAACATTCTTTGTCCTGATGACGAAGAAACTTACGTGAATGTAAAGATTTTTATTGATGATATCAAAGTAGTTAAAAACCCAGAACACAATAATCAAATCAAGATTAATGAAACCATAATGATGGAAATGAAATATCCATCACTTGAACAATTTATTAAAACGAATTTTGATTTCCAAAACAAGAAAAATCAGTTAGATCAATCATTAGATTTAATTGCATCTTGTGTGCGTAAAATTTATAATGAAGATGAAGTTTGGACATCTTCCGATGTAACCGAAAAAGAAATTATTGAGTTCCTTGAGAGCATGAATTCTACTCAGTTCAAAAAAATAGAAAATTTCTTTGAGACAATGCCAAAATTGGAGCATAAAGTTAAGATCAAAAATCCCAACACAAAAGTTGAAAGTGAAGTTACATTGATGGGCCTGGCTGATTTTTTCGGTTAGGGATGAGCCATATGGATTTGATGTCTTACTATAAAGTAGTTTTTAGTTTGACTCAATTTCATAAATGGTCCATCACTGAGATTGAAAATCTAATGCCATGGGAAAGAGATATTTTCGTTTCGATGTTGATCAAACATATTGAAGAAGAAGAAAACAAACAACCCAAATCAGAATAGTAAATGTCAATTCCGCAGCAATTAAATAATCTCAAGAAAACATATGGCACAGGAAACTTTGCTGCTGCGGAAGTATTCGTAAAACTTTTACGTTTCAAAAAAACGGATAGATTATATGCAGCCGCAGTAGAGTGGGCTGCAATGAGAATTGGATCAAATACTGATCTATTATCTTCTAGAGACGCAAAACAGTTTGCAAAAGATAATCGGGATAAAAAATTAGGAGTAATACACAAGAAAATAATAAAGGAGATTGGTCAACTCTATAAGATCAATGAGGTGATGAAAGGTATTGTATTACCTCCAAAATCTCAATTATTGGAACCTGCGGCCACACAATCTTTTACCAATTTAATTAAACAAAAAATACCAAAACCAGAAGTAAAACTGGAGTCCAGTAATACAATCGTAGAATCCGGGGGATCGACTGTATTATATTGGACTGCAAAAAACGCAACAAAAATAAAAAGAAGTAATATACCTGGAGTAACAACCAAGACTCCAGTAAATGGTTCTGCTGAAGTTTTTGATATAAAAAGAAGACGACAATTTTATATCGTTGTTCAGAACTATGAAGGAGTAACTGCAGAATCCAGATTACCAATTATAGTAGAGACTCAAGATTACAAAAAACAACAAAAGAATGCTCCTGTACCAAGACAAACAACTAGTCAAACTAGTACTCCACGAGCTAGTGTTTCTAGGTTACTGAGTCCATCGACAACTGTTTCGACTGAAGAAAAATCACAAACACAAGACAAGAAATCTTTTTCTGCGATTACTTCACTGGATAATGGTATTCTTTTGAGTATTGACAAATCTCTCACAAATATATTAAAACTACTTAGAGGTCAATTAAAATTAAATCAAAATATTTTCAACAAGGATAGAATATCCTCTGAAGCTGAAAGAAGAGCCAGAAGAGAAAAAACAATGGAAGGATATCAAAATGATTCTGGTATGTCGAAGATAGCCAGAGGTGCAGAAGATATGTTGTCTCCCTTTAAAGTTATTATTGATAAAATAGTAAATTTTATTTATTATACTTTTCTGGGTAAAGCATTTACTGATATTCTCAAATGGATGAATGATCCAGCAAATAAAGGTAAAGTCGATTCTTTTGGGAAATTTCTTAAAGATTTCTGGCCGATTATTGCAGGAGCCGCTTTATATTTTCTAACTCCTCTGGGTGGATTTATTAATGGGACCGTAAACGTATTGCGTGGGTTCACTAAATTAATGCTTAATTTGACTCCAAAATTACTAAAAGTATCTAAAGTATTACTTTCAAATCCATATTTTGCTACTGCTGCTGCCGGTGTTATTGGATCTATTGCAAGAATAAAAGAAAAAGAAAGATTAAAGCCACTAATAAAAGAAAAACAAAAACAAATAGATAAAGAGTTAGCTGATGAAAAAACTCCATGGTATAAAAAATTAGGATTATATTTTGCTAAGCAGGAGGCTTCATTTTCTAAATCCCAAGAAACATTACCCACATACTCACCGGGATCAATGTTTGCGAATGGGGGTACAATATTTTCAGGACAAGTAACTTCCAATGATGGGAAAAAAGTATCAGGTGCCGGAAAGGATACACAATTATTTTCAGTTATGGGTGGGGGTATGGCCGTTTTACAAAAAGGAGAAACTGTTTTACAACCAGGAGTTAGAGAAAAAATAATTTCAGATAAAGGAATAGATGTTCTCGCATATAATAAAGGACCAAATGCAAATAAACCAAATACATTAGCCGGAAATATCACCCCAATGAATACTGGTGGTGTTGTTGGTTCCAAGGGATTGAGCCCGGATCAATTAATGTTCATTCAAAGAGCTATCGCTAGAGGAATTACAAATCCAAAAGAAATTAGTGCATTTATGGCACAGGTTCATGTTGAACAGGGTGGGGATTTTTCAAAACCAAGAAGAGAGCTTTATAATCCTAGTTCAAGTGATCCTAAAGGTAAACCTGGGTATAATTATTTTGCTCCGTATGCTAATCCTAAATTAGGTTTGGGTAATAGAAATACTGATGATGCTTATAATTATAGTGGTAGAGGATATTTGCAACTTACCGGAAGAGCAAATTACCAAGATATTGGAAAAAGAATAGGTGTAGATTTGTTGCAAGATCCGAATAGCCTGGTTAAAAATAAGGAAATCTCCATGGATGCTTCTATAGAATATTGGAAGACCAGAGTAAGACCTAAAATTAAAAATTGGGACGATGTATTTAATGTATCTCGATTAGTGAATAATCCAAGTGCCAGGAGTCCAAGAGGAATCAATCACTTTAAACAAAGGGATGATCAATATAGATTTTATTCTGGATTACCGGGATCTGTTTACAAACCAAAACAGAAACCGAAACCGAAACCAAGACAAAAACCCAATCTATTACAATCTGTTTTTGAATTTATGGGTATGACTCCACGGAAAAAATATGGTGGACTAGTAGAGCCAGATTCCGGTGAAAGATTATCTCATGCACAGGATAATATCCTTATGAGAGCCGAAAGGGGGGAATATGTAATTCCAACTATAGCTGCTAGGAAAATTGGAATAGATGTATTGGATAAAATTTCATCATTAGATCCTAATTTTAAAATTACAAGAGCGGATATTCCAATTCCCACACCGAAGCCATTTAACCCATCAGCTAAACGTAATACCGTTACTTTACCTCCAATTGGCGATCTAGGCAATTCGAGTGGAAGTTCTTCTGGTTCTGGTACTGAAATTCCTAGTTTTTCAGCCACTCCTGCTAGTGGAATTCAAGTTAGATTGGCTATGGCAAATATCTATGGGATTAACTAATGAACGCTTCCGCTTTTTTAGGTAGACAATCAACAGTAAGAAATCCTTCAACTCCATATAAAAGTGCTAGGATGGTAGATTCTTCTGCTAACTATTCTAATCGTATTGAAAGAAAAGTACAAAGAACTCCCACAACAAAATCTTTACTTACAATCAGACGAAAGGTATTTGATGTAGAAAATACTTTAAAGTCTTTGTTTAATTTGAATGTGAAATCTTCAACTATGAAGAAAAGAATCAAATTAATTCAAGGACAAGAAGATAGAGACGGTAAAAAAAATACAAAAACAACTTCGAATTTGGGTGGAATCACACAAAAAACTCAAGTGGGGTCAATGGGCTTTATTTCAAATTTCTTAACTTTTACTTTTCTTGGGTGGTTGTTTAGTGTTTTTCAGCCTCTGATCGGAAAATTGGAAGGAATGGTACCTCTTTTAACTGGGACATTTGGCTTCTTTGGCGGGGTCCTTACTTCTTTGCTTGATGGGTTTGCTTCCTTTGTTAAATTTGGGAACGATACTCAGGATAAAATTAAAGGTGCGGAAAATCAAATAAAGAATCAAGCATCAAATATAAAGAAAACTTTTGATGATGCCACAAGCGCATTGGTGGGTTTACTTAATAGTACCACTCAAGTAGCAACTTCATTTTTGGATATATTTAATGAAACTTATGATAAACAATCTCTATCTTCAAGCAATACCACTCAAGAAAATGTTGTAAGCTTTTCTAGTCTTGCTAGCTCGGCAACTCCTCGCGTAAGAACATATGCTGAAGGTGGTCACGTAGATAATGGAAGAATTGATCCCCGGACTCCAATTAAAAGAGGTGGTAAAGAAAGAAGAACGCCGACACAAAAACAAAAGCCTATTATTCAACAACTAGTCACACAACCAGGAAAAGATGTTGGTGGTATTGATAAAATACAAGAATTATATGATCAAAGATCTAGTGATTCGGGTTTCAATATTTTTTCTACTTTTGATAGAACACATAAAAGTGGTTATGTTGCTCTTACCAAAACATCAGAAGAATTTAAAAGAGTCCATTCCAGTGATTTTCTCGGTATTGGTAATTTAATGAGCATCTCAGTCGATGCTTCTTTAGGACAAAAACCAGAAAAGAGATCATATACTCAATTTGCCGAAGGTATTAGTTATTTGGTTAATTTTGGATTGACGCAATCCGAAGAGTTTAAGAAACTCAATATAGAAAAAATGATAGAGAATATTGTTCAATCGAAAGTAGATTCTGCCATTAATAAGGTAAGAGAAGAAATAAACAAAAGGAGTAAAGTAGAAGAAGGTGGTCCAGGTGGGGGTGCTGGTGAAATCGCTGGGGGTGAATATGGTGCATATGCCCCATCTGGAATAGAAAAACAAATTTATGATTATTTGATTAATGAGAAAAAAATGAATGATTTTCAGGCTTTGGGTTTGATGGCTAATATCCATCGGGAAAGTAGCTTTATTCCAAATAATAGAGAACCTAATGGAACTGGTGTTGGTTTATTTCAATGGTCACATGGTAGAGTAGCGCCGTTTATGCGAGCAGTTCCTAATTGGGAAACTGATTGGAAAGGTCAGATTGATTATGCTTTATCTGAGCCGGAAAATTTATCTTTAGTTAAACCTGGGGCTTATCAATCGCAACAGTTTAAATCTGCACAACAAGCGGCTGATTGGTGGATGAAAGAATGGGAAAGACCCAGAGATACTTTTACGGGTAGTAAAAAACATACAGAGTATTTAAATTCGGTTCCAAAAGGTCCAAGTGGATCTGCAAAATTTAGAGAAGGTTCCTCACTTGAAAATCTATCAGTCGAAGGTGGAATATTACCTAGTACTAGATTCATTTCTAGTTATAGGGGATGGAGATGGGGACAAATGCACAGAGGTGTGGATTATGCTGGGGCCGGTGTTGATGATAAACCCATATCAATAATAAAAGCAGGTAAGGTGGTGACAGCAGGTTACGATCCCGGCGGTGGTGGTTATATTGTAGTAATACAGCACAATGATGGAACCCTGTCCAAATATTTTCACCTAAAAGAAGGATCTATAAAAGTTAAAGCTGGCCAAGCTGTATCACCCGGAAGAGTAATAGGTATTGTTGGAAATACGGGAAGAAGTACTGGTACACATTTACATTTTGAGGTGTGGAAAGGAAACAAAGATTTAGATAATCCCCATTTGTTGGCAAATAATTATTTTAGATTTGGTGGGAATGTTAAACCAACTCAAGTTAAGCCAGTTAAAACAAAACCTACACCTGGCCAATCTCCAATACCGGAGAATCAAGCACCAAAAGGCGAGGCATTCATGATTAACGGAAAAATGTATTATGTTGACCCCAAAGGCCAGGGAAAAGTTACCACTGAAAGTGGCGCAGAGATTGATTTCTCTGGTGGCAAAAATATTTCTCTATTGAAAGAAATATCAAAACTCAGAGAAATGAGAAATATTAAAGGTGCGCCAAAGAAAAAATATGGCGGATTGGTTTATTCAAGAGGTTCCAACCCATTACTGCCTCCAGATAAGTACGCATCATATAACGACCCATCAATGACTTCGACTATTTTAATTCAACCTATAATTAAATCTAAGATAGTTCCAATCGACTCTGAAACAAATGGTACAATTATGTTCGCTGCTCCTAATGTAAATAGTTCATCAAGTAGTTTTGAATTAATGAGAAGTTAAATGTCGAATTTTTCCGCTGCCCCAGGTGAAGGCCAAATACAAGAACTAACAATATTTTCGAATTACTTTAAGGACTTGAATCTGGCTGGTAATTCATTTATTGAATTAATTTTATATGAAAGTATTCTCGATTACTCTGTGAGAGCTTCTTTTTCGTTTGTGGATACAGGTTATAGGAGTTCAGGTAATTCAGTGGCGATAACCGAGGCCGATGGTATAAATTTAGTTTCTGGTGAAAAGGTATTTTTGAAAGTAACTGATGGGTATGGTCAAGTTATATCATGTAAAAATGATTATCAATTAAGAGTAAATTCTCTGAAGAGTGCTGACGAAACAGTGAACAAAACTATAATATCTTTAGATTTTTATTCTAAGGAGTGTATTGACAATGAATTGGTGGAAAATCGAGTAACCAAAAGATACGAAGGAAAAATTTCAGATTCAGTTGAATCTATATTAAAAAATGTTCTGAAGACACCCAAAAACTTAGATATTGATCCTGGGTTAAATGATTTTAACTTTTTGGGTCATGTGGAAAAACCTTTTTATAAGATCGCATGGTTAGCAAAAAGAACAGTACCTGACATGCCAGATTCAAAGGGTAAGTTGGCTGGGTATTTTTTCTTTGAAACTTTAGATGATGGTGTTGGATCTGGGGGTTACAAATTCAAATCAATTGATATGATGTGGTCACAAACACCAAAAAGAAAATTAATTTATAATGATCTAGTTGCAACTCCACCTGGATACAATGCCAAAATTCTTTCGTATTCTTTTAACAACTCAACAAGTATTGATAAATTATTAAAATCGGGTGCTTTTTCTTCACCTACGCTTAAGAGATTTGACCCATACACTAACGAGTATGTTGAAAATCAATTTTCTGATACTGGGAGACTAAAGCCAAAAAATATGGGTGGATTAGAGCCGCCCAAGATAGCTAGTGATCTTGATTTATGGAATAAGTCTAGTAGAATTAGTTACCGATTTGATGACAAGGGCGTACTTCCAACCGGCACAACACTGAAAAATCAGTTGGAGTTTTCAAAGGATATTAACTTCAGTACCGAAGAGATTATTCGACAATCTTACACTAGATATAATAATCTCTTTACTATTAAACTGTCTGTCACAATCGTTGGGGATTTTGGAATACATGCAGGTGATTTGATTAGGTGTGATTTTCCTGAAATAAGTGGAAAAGAAAATACCATAGTCAGTAGTAAAAAAAGTGGACTATATATTGTGGTGGATGTTGCACATCGAATACACCAAACAGGATATTATACGACACTGCACTTAGCCAGAGAGAGTATCTATAAAAAATAACTTCACGGAACACATTAAAACACAATGAGTGATTTATTTAATTCAGAAAAGGGGGGAATTGAAAATCTCTATGGTTGGATGGGACAAGTTGTTGATGAATCTTGTTGGGTATATAACCATTCAAATTCTGATTTTAAACATAAATTACATAGCTCAAAAGATATTGCTGGTTATGGATACCGCTATAAGGTAAGAATTTTCGGTAGAGATGTATCAACAAAAGATATACCAGATGATCAACTAGAAATGGCGGAAGTTCTTCTTCCTGTTACTTCTGGTTCTGGTCATGGTGGATCAGTACAGACACCGAACATACGACAGGGAATGTATGTTTGGGGGTTTTATAAAGATGGTATGGATGCAACCGAACCCATTATTGTGGGGGTGCTTCCAAATAATTCACAAACTACTCTTTTTGGTGGAGACCCAGATCAAAATTTTATACCTAGATCAGGGTATATTGGACTAGAAAGAACATTACCAGTATCCACTAAGAATATAAAATTAGAGGGACCTTCATCACTCTCCACAAATGAAGGTATAAATGCAACAGTTACGACTGTTGCGCATGAGGATCAAAAGTTAGACGGTAAAAGAAGATTCTATGTCCCCAAAACCATTAATTGTGATGGTTCAGATGGTGAAATAAAAGGATTACAGAAAATAATTAAACAATTATTAAAAGATATTCAGAGAATAAAAAGATTCTCTCAGAGTTTTTCGGGGGCAGTTTCTGATCTGGCGTCAAATATCACTAGTTTAATTAATGATGTTACGGTAATTGCGGCCTCTATTGTCAAGTCATTAATGATGAGAGTTAGGGGCTATGTAGTGAATTCACTAAACAAAAAAATATCTCAGATAATTGAAAAACTTCCACCGAATCGAAGGCCGAATTTAGTTGAAAGCGTAAGAAAGTCTACTGATACTATACAATGCACTTTTAATAAAATAGTATCAAGATTATCTGGATTGGTGGAAGGTTTATTAAATGATATAGTAGAAAAATACGTTAACGCACCTTTATGTGCAGCCGAAGCATTTGTGGGGAATTTTATTTCTAGTATTTTAGGTGACTTAACTTCTGGAATCACAAGCGCATTGAGTTTTATATCTGAAGTGACCTCAGGTGTTACAGATTCAATTTTTTCTGGTCTTGATGTTTTAACCGGTGTTCTCAAATTCCTTTCGTGTGAAGAGGAATTGAATTGTCAAATTTTAGATGAATGGTCGTTTTGGGATGGATCCCAATTGACTGTTGATAATATTTTAGGTGAAAAAGTAAGTGAAAAAATAAGAGGAGTTGTAAATCAAACAGCCCCAGGATGCAGTTATTCCCAGTTACCTTGTGGGCCACCAAAGTTACAGTTATATGGTAATGGTAGTGGCGTATCTGGAAATGTTGTCGTAAGCCCATCTGGATATATTATGGGTATTGATATATTATCCGGTGGACAGTATATTTCTGAACCGATTGTTAAAATTGTAGACGATTGTGGAAGTGGAAATGATGCTGTGGTTGTTCCAATATTAGCAACAATACCAAGTTTCGAGTTGGATGATGTCCCACAATTTACTATAGATAATTTTATAGTTATTGATCCTGGGTTTGGTTATTTGAATTATCCTGACGGGTCAACCGGTGGGGGTGGTGGTAAATTTTCCGGTCCATGTGATACAATAGTAGGAGTAAGCGTCTATACACCTGGTCAAAATGTTGTAGTCAAAGCTGGTGATATTGTTTATCTTCCATACAAAACCACTATTGATATTTTTGATTCACAAAACGAAATAGTTCAAATCATAAATGGTCTAGGTCAATTAACTCCACTTATAGTTGAATTCAATGGGACGTTTGTTACTCCCGAATGCGCTTCCGATAGCTTAATCGGCGTTGGGGGATCTAGTGGTAACATTGAGACTGTAACAGGCCCTACAGGGGCAGCAACAGCCCCCTCTGGTGGTTCTCCGGTTTCAATAGGTAGTAGCTCAACATACCCAGTTGTTGTCTCTATTTGTGATTTGGCCGTTTTGAATGGGGGAATTAATTATTCACCATCCGACACAATACAAGTGATTCCAAATAATGGAATCAACGTTAAACCCATATTTGATTCTTTTGGTAAATTATTAGATGTGGAAGTTTCTTCGTGTGGAGTCGGTTATGAGGATATACCCGAGATACGAGTTATCTCAGAAACTGGATATAATGCCGTTTTGGTTCCGGTCTTTAAATTTGACAGAATCAAGAATCAGGAAGACCTTCTAAATATTACACCTGGAGTTCCTTTAATAAACGTAGTGGATTGTGTTGGTAAATTATGAATTTAACGCATTTAAATGCCAGAGATGAAGGTAAAGAAAAAACAAATTCGGAATGGGTCAAATATGGAACCAAGGACGGGCAAATAGAATTTGGTCATCTACATTTATCCAACGATGATCAAGGTTCAGGTGTAACATCTGGAGTTTATCTACAAGCATATGACTCTAGACACTATATGACAATGGATATTGATGGAAAACGAAAGGGTTGGACCTTGAATCGCTGTCCTGGGAGTTATGAAATTTTATGTGGAACTGAGACAAAGGAAAGTGACGCTGGATTTTTTCTTCTCACTGAAAATGGAGACATTATAATTCGGGCACCAAAAGGAAGAATTCGACTTTCCGCACTTGACATAGATATAAGAGCGACCGGAAAAGATAACACCAGGGGCTCTATAAACATTGATTCAAACCAAAGCGTTAATATAAAAACAGGAACTTTTGATGTCAATGCAAATGTTGGAATTAAATTATTTACCGCATCAACTTTAGATTTGATTGCGAATACTTCAATGACAATAACAAGTAATTTTATAAATGGATTAACTGCTGCGTCTAAAGCATATCCGAACAAGAGTGCAACTACGCAACAATCAACTGGTAAATTTAACACTAATTCAAGTTATAATTAAAATGGCATTTCAGGCAGATGATATATCAGTATCTCACCAATTAGTTGTTGGTGATGGATTTCCAATACAGGTACTGGGAGTTGGGTTAGGTAAAATTAGAGGATCGTCCTATATAGAAGGCCCCGCAATATTCGGCAGAGCCACGTCTTTCCCGAATGTCTGGGCCACAGTAATGATTGGTCCAAACTCTAATGTGGATTCGAAACCACCAATCATACCGGGAGCGTTATGTACTGGAGTCAATAATCCGTATTCTTTGGGTGTTCGCGGACCTTCGGCTTTTATGGATGTAATTGATGCTGCTGAAAATATTAATGTGGGTGGTAACTTAATAGCTCAAGGCGAGGTAATATCTAGATGCGGAAAACATATTCTATCTGCGAAAAAGAATTTCGATATCCCACACCCAACAAAAGAGAATTGGAGACTGAGGCATACTTGCCCCGAAGGCCCAACAAATGATGTCTATGTTCGGGGAAAATTAAAGAATAGTAATGTGATCAAACTACCCGAATATTGGAAAAAATTAATAGACCCCACCACAATTACAGTAAGTTTGACACCAATAGGATACCACCAAAATATAATAGTAAAAACAATTACCATAGAAAAAATTGATATTCAATCAAATAGTCCGGTACCTATTCATTGTTTTTATCATATTTTTGCCGAAAGAGCCGATGGTGAAAAATTAATAGCAGAATATCCAGGCAATAGTCCAATTGATTATCCTGGGAACAATGATGAATACTCTATTTGCGGTTACCATTATGATATTAAGGAGTGATTTAAATGGCTGAAAAGTTTATACCAAGAAATAATGGAATAAGAGATTGTTCTGATCAACAAACATGGGGACAAAAATCTTTTAGATATGATTATATTGTAAAATCGACATCGGGCGATGAGGAATATCCAATCGACGCATGTAGGCCCTGGGTTCATGCGAATTTTCAGGTCGATAATATTCAGATAAATGGAACAGCTACTGGTGATTTTGAAGGAACTTTTAATGGAATAATTAACGTCCAATCCTGGAAAGGATTTGATATTAAACACCCCACTAAAAAGAATCATAGATTGAGGCACATTTGTTTAGAAGGCCCTGAAGGTGGTATTTATTTTCGTGGCCGATTGACTAATTCCAATATAATTGAAATACCCGAATATTGGAATAATTTGGTTGATCCTGAGAGTATTACTGTGAGCCTCACACAAATAGGATATTCGCAAGACTTAATTATAGAAAAAATTGAATGGGGTAGGCGGGTGATTATAAAATCTGGAACAGGGTCCAATATTGATTGTTACTATCTAATACATGGATCCCGTATAGATGGAGAGCCTTTAATTGTCGAATATGCGGGAGACACCCCAACCGATTACCCAGGTAATGACACTCAATATTCGATTTCTGGTTACAATTATGATAATAGGAGCAATTCATGAAAATTACAACTGAGACACATCAAGAGCTATTTGAATTACAAGAGGACATGGCAAGTCATTTTACAACCGAACATTTTCCCATAAGCGGTGAAGCCTATTGGGCGGTGGTCGAATGTATTGCCATTGCGAAATTAGCCGAGCTTCGAGGGCAGTTGGACAGTTCACATACTGTCCATTGATCTGGTTTCCTGATCTGTTTTGGATGTATTATTAACAAGTCCAACACAATTCAAAACTATGCAAGGATATATTAACAAAGAAGACATTCTTCAATCATATCGGAATAAATCGGATCTCGATAAATTTGAGGCAATCACCGCAGTGATTAATGAAGTTTTACCGGAATATCATTTAGATGTGATGGCCCTTGAAGATTATTATCATACAATCTTTACTGTATGGAATATCATTGAGAGTAATGAGACCCGAAACTAAAGAGGCTTTGTGGGATGTATATTATAGTAGAAAAAATATACCCAATGCGGCCCAATCTTGTGGGCTGACAAACAAAGAAATGAAGATCATTTTTAGTGAATTTTGTAGATTACATGAACCAGATTATAATCATGAAATAAATACAAAAGATTGACTGAAGGTGACTAATGGGATTCAAAATCACAAGTTCCTACCATTGGTATTTGATTCCAAAAGAGCCACCTGCTCTTATAAAGGCATACTTCATCGAAGGAATTCCCTTTGATTTTGATTACTTGGAGAATATAGAAACTGTACAAAAAACTAGTCCAGAAGTATTGTCCGAGGCTGAGAGAAATAAGGGAATTCATGCTGATGATATGTTTAGAAAATCAGATTATCTTATTGCGGAAATGATGCACCCGCTTCTTTTTGATTTGGAAATAGATAATCCAGAAGAATTACCACAGGAAAATATCAACTAAATAAACATAAGGAATTATGTAACAATAATAATGGCGTTAAACCGTTTAGAGAATTTTCTGAAGTCTTCTAGAGGAAAAGTTCTTCATGTAAATCCAGAAAATCTGGATTCAACTGATGCAATTTCAAATGATGGTTCCTCACCATTTACTCCGTTTAAGACCATCAACAGAGCCCTCATGGAGGCTTCAAGATATTCTTATCAAATTGGTTTGGGTAATGATAGATTCAATTTCTGCACCATTCTATTATACTCAGGTGAACATCTTGTAGATAATAGACCAGGTGCAGTAATAAGTGATGATGGAATAGTAAGAGTAAGAAGCGGTTCTACTACAACAATCAACCAGTTTGATATAAACACTATTCTTGATATCACAAATTCCAATAATAAATTATACCTCTTAAACTCTGTTCATGGTGGAGTGATAGTTCCAAGAGGAACATCTATTATTGCACAAGATTTAAGGAAAACAGTAGTTAGACCATTATATGTTCCAGATCCTATAAGTAGCGATACTATCGATGAAAACATAGAAAGATCCGCCATTTTTAGAATTACTGGGGCTTCTTTTTTCTTTGGTTTTAGTATTTTAGATGCAAGTCCAAATGGATTCTGTTATAAAAATTATAATACTTCTAAATTTACTCCAAATTATTCACACCACAAATTAACCGCATTTGAATATGCTGATGGGGTGAATCCAGTAAAAATAAGAGATGCTTTTATTAATCTAGATACTACTAGAACTGACCTAGATCAATATTACGAAAAGATTTCTCTGGTTTATGGTGTTAGTTCCGGTAGAACTATAACTGATGTAAATTATGTTGGTGGAGTATCCGTTGATATTCAACCAATTATTGATGAATATCGAATTGTTGGACCTAGAGGAGAAGTTGTAGGTATTTCAAGTATTATTTCGGGTGATGGTGTAACGCCATCAAAAGTAATCACCGTAACTCTAGATGGACCAGCAACTGGTATTTCAGTAGACACTTCTATTCAAGTTTCTGACGTTAATGAAATAGGATATGATGGACAATATGTTGTTGCCTCTATTCCAACAACTAATCAGGTTCAGTACATAACACCGAATATTCCAACTGATCCAAATCCACCATTATTTGGTGCTACGTTAAACATCATATCTGATACTATATCATCAGCGTCACCATATGTTTTTAACGTATCATTAAGATCCGTTTATGGCATGTGTGGCCTACATGCAGACGGTAGTAAAGTTACTGGATTTAAGAGTGTAGTTGTTGCACAATTTACTGCTGTTTGTTTACAGAAAGACGATAATGCATTTGTAATTTATGATGAAGATAGCGGTAATTATGTTGATTCATCAGTAATACCAGATCTCTATAAAAATACCAGATCAAGATATAAGCCAGAGTTCGAAAACTACCACATTAAGGTATCTAATGACTCTTTTGCACAGCTAGTTTCTGTTTTCTCTATTGGATATGCTACTCAAATTGTTGCGGAAAGCGGTGGTGATTATTCAATCACTAACTCAAACTCCAACTTTGGTGCAAAGACCTTCATTTCTTCTGGTTATAAAAAGGACTCATTTGATCAAGATGATCACGGATACATTATAGGTGTAATTCCACCCGAAGAAGTAAATGTAGATCCAGTTACAGTTGAATTCGCTCAGATTGATATTGGTCTGACTAAATCTGTTTCTGCGGGAATCGGCACCACAAATAGATTGTATTTGTATAATAAAACTGATATAAATTCTCCACCTAATGTAATTATGGATGGATTTACTGTTGGTGCTAAAATAAATGATACGATAAACATTGAACTACCAACAAGAGCATCATCTAAAATTGTTATACCGAATACTGAAAGTTCATATGCAAAATCTTTTAATGTTCAAAGACAAAATAATGATTTTGAAAATGCCATTACCGGTGGAGTTTTAACTCTAACACAATCACACACATTTGAGTCTGGTGAAAAAGTAAGGGTATTGTCTGAAAATGGACATCTACCAGACGGTCTTGATGATAGAGTTTATTATATTATAGAATCGAGTATCGATAATACTCTTTTAAATACTCAAGTAAAACTAGCCACCACATTTAATAACTCTATCAACAATATATCCATACTACCAAATAGGAAGGGTGGAGTTCTTTCAATTGTAAGTAGAGTACACGACAAGATAGCGAATGATCCAGGACACCCTATTCAGTGGGATTCGGTTAATAATAATTGGTATATTACTGTAAGTGAAACAGACAATGGAATATATTCTGTTATTAGTCCTCTTAGTATTGATAGCACTGGAAGAACTTTCGTCATCAGGACCCCCGATAGAAGAACAGAGCAGAATAAATTATATAAATTAATTTATAGTATTCCAAAGAATACAGCAACCGCTGCAAGGCCGCCAATTAACGGATATATCATACAGGAAAGTAATAATAGTTCTCTTACTAATGAAGAACTTTCAAGATATTTTGGAAGCAGTAGCTTAACTGTAGACAATGAAATTAGAAATCCTAGATTTATTTCTGATATACGGTGGGTCAGTGGTGAGATTATAGTAACTACAGAATTGCCCCATAAGTTAAACGTAGGGGACTTTACTGAAATTGTAAATGTTCTCCCTGTTGGATATAATGGAACATATCAAGTATTAAGAACACCTAGTTCTAGAAGTTTCGTTTATACTTCAACAAATAATCCTGGTATCTTCTCAAACGATACCAGAAATAGAAATATTGATCTCCCATATATTAAAAGAAAAGAAATCCGGGATGTTTTTCAAATCTATAAATCTGAAGAAGTTCAGAAATTTATTAGAGATAAACAAGATGGTATATATGAATTAACAGTTATTCATAATTCTGTAGCGCCAACAGTAGCGCCGTTTACTGAATTTAAGTTTTCCCAACCATTAACAAATCTCTATCCAAGATTGGATAGAGATAATTTGAATATAGATCCAAATCCAACAGTTTGTTTTGCTCATTCTAATCTAATTGGTAGTGTATTAGTTAATAATCCAGAAAACTCAGTCACGAAAGAATCTTTTAACAAATTTAATTCTGATTTAGTAGTCGGTTTTGGTGTCACTGGTATAGTATCCAACCAAACTGGTACTTCACATACGATTTATACTAGTGTTGATCATGGATTGGCTGGTATTACTAGTGTTTCTATCGTTAGTACTGGAGCATCTTATATAAGTGGAACTTACTATGGTGTGGGTGTAGGTACTACTTCTGGTGGGGCATCAGCGTCCTTTAAAGTTGTTGTTGACGGCACCCAAAGAGTTTCATCTGTCAGCCTCATGAATGGAGGTAGCAATTATTCAGTCGGAAACCGAATTTCTATTATATCAGGAATCGGAACTACTACTGGATTTATTCCTGCTGTTTTAAATGTAACTTCAATTGCTGATAGTATTGATAACTCAGTTTCCGTTTCTGGTTTCGGTGAGAAATATTTAAATTATAATGACGCATATAGAATAACCGAGATTAAAAATTCAAATCAAGTAATAGTTTCTTCAGCATCTACAATAATTGGCTTTTCGACTTCAATAGTTCCTATTATCGGTGCAGGTATAATTAATGGTAAAATTATACCAATATTATCGTTAACATATAATAATATCACGGGTATTTCAACTGTTACTTTAGGTCGATCATCTGGTATAAAATTAAATTCTAAAATTAGAATTACTGGATTTAATTCTAACTTATATAATCAAGACGTTGTAGTAACTAAAGTAAACTCTCTGACACAAGTTGAAGTCAAAACTGGTATTTCTACTACAACACCACCAACTAGTGGTTCTGGTATTGTAATTCCATTGGGTATTTCGCCTATTGTTGGAAAAAATAGAAATAGTTATTACTACTCTGGAATTTCAACAACCACTGGAGCCGCACTTAACTCTAATGCTTCTGATAGCACACCACTTAACATAAGAAATGCCACTGTAACTGGGTTAAAGCAGGGTGATTTTATTGAAGTGAATAGTGAAATCATGAGAATTAAATCACCTATAACTTCAAATTTAGTTCCGGTTTATCGTGGAGTTTTTGGTACTGAAAGAACGACACACCCAATCAATTCTTTAGTTAAAAAAGTACAGATCATTCCAGTTGAATTAAGAAGAAATTCCATCATTAGAGCGTCTGGTCATACATTTGAATACGTTGGTTATGGTCCAGGTAATTATTCAACTGCGTTACCTGAAAATCAAGACCGAGAGATTTCAACCAAGGAAAGATTACTATCGCAGGCTACTAAAATAGGTGGTGGAACAATCTATTATAGTGGAATGGATGAAAATGGTGACTTCTATTCTGGAAATAGGAAGTTGTCATCTTCCACTGGACAAGAGGAAGTTTATGATCTTCCAATCCCAACAGTTGTAGGCGAATATTCTACCCCGAATATTGCGGAATCTGATAAATTAATTGTTTCGAGTTCCATTACGGTTAATGGTGGTGAGAATAATAATGCGGTATCTGAATTCAATGGACCCATTATTTTAAATAAAAAATTAACATCATATTCACCTGACGGAATAGAAACCACCTCGTTATTTTTACAAGGTGATCAAGAAATTTCAAGAAGACATTCTATTTCTGAAGATACTCCAATTATTGTAGGTAATTATGGTGATATTCTTTACCGTGCTACTCCAAATGAGGGTGAAAATATTGGATGGGTTTATACCACAAACGATAGATGGAAAACCTGGGGATACGTTGGCGATCTAGGAACATTAGTTTACTTATATTCTGGAACAGAATCGACATCCACTTTAGAAGGTATCGTTGATTCACTTAAAATTGTTGGTGATCCTAATGGATTTGGTATAGATGTTGATATACAAATAGATCCAGTGGTTGGATTTGGTACAATTGTATTACGAAATCCAATTAGTATTATAAATTTTGGAACAGAGTTAAGTAGAAATAATCCGACTTTTACAAATAGAAGTGGCGGATCTCGATTAGTTTATTATAATAATTTAAATACAACTAATGTAGATTATGCAACTGGTGTAAGCGCCAACTCTCTATGGAATTCAATTCCAATTAATGATCCCTCAGTTAACTTTAAGTGGTTTGCTGGTGAAACTGAAATTGCATCTTTAAATGGTGTTGGTAATCTTACCATAGCTGGAACACTTAACGTAAGTGGTGGAATTACTGGTACCATAACCGGTAATGTGACTGGTAATTTGACTGGCACTGCGACAAGTTCAATAACATCTGCAAACTTAACTCGATCAGTCGTTGCTGGTGATGGATTAGCTGGTGGCGGATCTTTAAATGGCCAGAATGTAACTTTAAATATAGGTACTGTGGTAAATGGTGGTATTCAAGTTGATGGCGATAGCATTCAAGTCGATTCCACTGTAGTAAGAACTTCTGGAACTCAGAGTATTTCTGGTGCCAAGACTTTTAATGATGGTGTTTCTGTTACCGGAAATACTAGTTCAACTACATTTACTGGTAATGGTATTACCCCAATTGGTGGTATTATTATGTGGAATGGTACTTTTGCTGAAGCTGCCACATTACAGCCAGGTTGGGCAATATGTGATGGTAGGACAGTAAATGGGAGAACTACTCCAGACTTAAGAAATAGATTCATTGTTGGATCTGCCGGTGATTCCGGTGGAATATCTGTTGCCACAATAACCGGTGGAGTCACTAAAACTGGTGGTAATAAAGACTCAATTGTTGTTTCACACTCACATACAGGGTCTACTACTGGTGCTGGTGGTCACGGTCACAGTGTTTCAGATCCTGGCCACTCTCATGATGTGACTGCCGCAGTAACTGGTGTTGCGTTCCCATCACTTACTTCTACTGGTGGTTTTGGTCTTGTCGTGACCAATACAACAATTGGTACCACTGGTTCTGGAACTGGAATTAGTATCTCTGCTGTTGGTGATCACGCTCATGGATTATCGATTGATGCTACGGGCGGTTCAGGAACAGATGCTAATCTCCCACCATATTATGCACTTGCATTCATTATGAGAACTGCTTGATTAATGCAATATGTTTGAATTTATCATAAATAATTAAACTATAATAAGGTAGGCGCTCTCCTCCTTCATATAAATGGCAATAGAAAGAAATTTTATAATAAAAAATGGACTTGAGGTTGCAGATAATTTATTAGTCACAAATAATGATAAGATTGGTATTGGTACAACTCAACCAAATTACGTTTTAGATATAGTTGGTGATGTTGCTTCATCGGGAAAATTATTATTTCCACCCGAAAATCAACCAAATTCAACAACTGGAACATTTAGTTCCCCGACTCCTTTTTTAGTTACAGGAATTAATACTTCCCTTTTCCGTGTATATGATTCATTAGATGACACTGGGAGTATATTAACTCCTGGTACTAAAGTTGTAAATATTGGAATATCTAGTATTAGTATTTTTCCTGGACATAATTTAGCTGTAGGTTCGGCCCAAACTACTATTTCTATCATTAGAAATGTAACTGCGGGGGAAGCAGAACAATTTTTAGTATCTAGGGGTCCAAGTCTACCTCCCGTTTGGAAAACAATTAGTGGCTTTGGTACCGTTAGTCCTGCCGGTATAGGTTCAACTGGTCCTGCTGGTCCTGCTGGTCCTGCCGGTATAGGTTCAACTGGTCCTGCTGGTCCTGCCGGTATAGGTTCAACTGGTCCTGCTGGTCCTGCTGGTCCTGCCGGTATAGGTTCAACTGGTCCTGCTGGTCCTGCCGAATTCAGAAATGTTCTAATCAATGGAGATTTTCAGGTCAAGCAACAATACGGGACGACGGTAACGCCTGGATTCACCACAAGTCTGTATGTAACCGATAGATGGGCAGCACAAGCTTTCGGTTCTGGACTAACCGCACAAACTGTTGTCACTGACCAGAGGGCCAGGCTGCAAATCAATGGTGCCGCAGGCAACTTTGGTTGCAACGTACTGCAGCGCATTGAGTCGGTCAATGTACTACACATGCGCAACAGTAGCGTTACTCTTTCTGTCGATCTTGCAAATACGCTGTTAACGTCAGTCACCTGGGCTGCATATTATCCCAACACAATCGATACTTTTACGTCACTCACCCTGATTGCGTCAGGTACGTTTAACGTAACATCAACACTAGGGCGTTATAGTGCTACATTCAACATAGGCGACTTCGCTTGGAGAGGTGTCGAAATCCGCTTTTCTGTCGGCGCTCAGAGTTCAGGTACTTTTACCTTGCGTGACGCTATGTTAGAGCTAGGCACTGCGGCAACTCCCATGGAAAGAAGATCCTATGGCGCAGAGCTACAGCTTTGCCAACGCTATTTCCGCTGGGTTTCGTGTAACTCTACTCTCCGTGCTGTCATCAGTACCCAAACCCAAGAGACAGGAATAAACTGGCCCGAGATGAGGGTAACTCCAACAGCGGGAACTCCGGCCCCAGATCCAAACACACCTGGATTCTCTGAAACCACTAACGTCGCTTTCTTCTTTCTTGGGCGTATGACACCATATGGCGGCTCTCTTATACTGACTAGCAATACCTCTGGTGTCTCATATACTCTCGGTTACCGAGCCTCTCTCTCTGCTGAACTATGACCTACCAACTTACTCGTTTTGGCACCATTATCCGCCTTTCTGATGGATTCACTATTCCCTTTGATTTGCGCAACATTGATTACCAAGAATATCTGAAATGGGTGGCGGAAGGCAATACCCCATTACCTGCACCTGAAGACATTCCCACCCCCAACTTCCGGGGATTTCTAGATGCCGTAATTGCCAGCCCCCTTTATCAGAAGGTAGGTGAACAGTCCGTAACCACTCCAGCGGTCAACGTGGCATTTACCACCACGATGGGTGCCCTGATACTGGCCTCAACGGGCCAACCCAACCTGACAGCATTGCAATCTGGGTTCAGTAATTTACTGGCGGCGATGACGGTCGATCAGAATGATCTGGACTCACTGCAAGCTTTACTTGTGGGTACCGGCCTGGATACCTTGATAACCATAAGTGTTACCCCTAGTTAAGTTTAAAAACACTAACACACACAACAGAATGTGTCAAGTGCATTGTGACAGTTATTGAATCGTCACATTTAGAATTGACATTTTGATATATTGTGTCTAGAGTGTGTTTGTCGCTTTTGAAGTGTTTCTGTATATATTATTAATTAGTGGACGGTTCGATAGCTGTCCACTAATTAGCTGGTTCTAAAATAAATCGGTTATTATTATTTCATACTGATTCAATAATCAATGACTTCTATCCTTCTTCGCCCACACCAAGGATCCGCTCTGGATTTGATGGATATGTACGAAACTGGAAAGATTATTCTCCCAACCGGTTCCGGTAAGAGTATCGTTTTTATTCAGAATACTATTAATCAATTTGAACAGGAAACACCACAGATTGTTTGTGTTGTTGCTCCTAGGTTGCTTCTTGCGTGTCAATTGTCTGCTGATTATGAACAGTATATCACTAACGCCAAATATCTACACGTTCATTCTGGAAGTAAGCTAAAGCATTATCGCACCACCAATACTGCAGATATCGAAGAATGGTGTCGAATTCATAAAGATGAACATAGGCTAATTTTTACATCTTATAATTCTCTACATAAGATTACTAATTCTTCTATCGACGTGAATACTTATCACTTTGATGAATGTCATAATTCTGTGAAGAAAAATTTCTTTCCACATATTGAAACCGCAACAAAAAAGGCGAATAAAAAATATTTCTTCACTGCGACACCTAAAAACTCTAAAATTCCTACCAAAAAGCCTGGTATGAATATTCAAGAGGTTTATGGTCACACTATTTGTGATATTCCGATGACACAAATGGTCAAGAGTGGATATGTTCTACCTCCACTTGTGATTAAAAAGAAAGTCCATAATCTGATGAATGACGATGAGCGCAATTGTGATCTGATTATCACAACTCTCGATGAACAAGCCCCATCTAAGGTTCTCATTGCAGCAAAATCCACTAAATCCATTATCTCTTTGATTTCGGACACTGATTTTGTTACGCAACTACGTGATCGAGATTATCATATTTTACATATCACGGCTGCTCATGGTGCTTATATTGACGGTAAGCAAGTCAAGCGGGATGCATTCTTCCGTATATTGAATGAGTGGGGTCTAGATGATTCTAAAAAGTTTGTTCTTTTAAATTACTCGATTCTCTCTGAGGGTATCAATTGCACTGGACTTGATTCTGTGATCTTTCTTCGCAATATGAATGTTATCGCTATGTGCCAAACTATTGGTCGCATCATTCGTCTACACAAGAAAGATTCCGATAAGCTTGCTACTAATCAACTCGAAGTGGGTGATTATGACAACTACAAAAAGCCTTATGGTGTAGTTGTTCTTCCTGTTTATGATACTTACTCTGAGTCTATTGCTGATGCTGTAGAATCAGTGATTCATAAGTCGTTTGTTATGGGACAGACGGTCTCAGATGAAATCGAGAAGTGACACTTCATTAACTGTCCACTATATTCACTAGGTTGCCACTGCTTGTGGTAGCCTATCTATATTATCAAGAAATCAACATGTTTAAAATCTCGGAAAATTCAAATCCAAATTATCTTGCTCAGATTGTAAGCCTGAAAAATATTCGACCACACCCAAATGCGGATCGACTTCAGCTATGTACAATTCAGGGAAATAATATTATTGTATCTCTAGATGCAAGTGAAGGGGATGTTTATATTTATTTTCCTCTAGAGTGTGCTATTAATAAAGAATATCTTTCTTGGTCGAATTCCTTTTCAGATAAAACTTTAAATCAAGACCAAGAAGAAGTTGGCTTTTTTAGTCATAAAGGTCGAGTTCGTGCTGTAAAACTCAGGGGAACCCCATCAGAAGGATATGCGATTCCCGCAGATAAACTTCTACAATGGCTAAGTGAAAAGCTAGGTAAAAATATTACGTTAAATGAAAAGTGGATCAATCAGGAATTTGATACTTTTGATGGAATTCTTCTTTGTGAGAAGTATGTAAACCAAGTTCAACTTCGGTCACAGAAGAATCTGGAGAATAAAAAGAAAGGGAAGAAAGCTGTTGAATCGAAACTGCTTGCTGGGCAGTTCCACTTTCACATTGACACACCTCAACTTAAAAAACTGGTTTCACATATTTCACCTTCCGATTATATTTCTATTACTAAGAAGTATCACGGTACCAGTGCAGTTGTATCCAATATTCTTTGTTTCCGAAAACTCAATTGGTTTGAGAAACTTCTTAAGCGATTTGGCGTTAAAATTCAAGAATATGAATATGATCTTGTGTACTCCAGCCGTAAAGTAATTAAAAATGGAAATCGACAAGACGATATTCAACATTATTATTCTTCAGATATTTGGGGTATTGCAGCTAAGTATGTTCAACCTAGCCTGGAACCTGGAATTACTCTATACATGGAAATTGTAGGTTTCGTGAATGGAGGTGGATATATTCAACGTGACTATGATTATGGTTGCGAACCAGGCAAGTATGATATCTACGTGTATCGAATCACACATACTGATCCAACTGGTCGAATTTTTGAATATTCCCCGGCACAAGTGGAAGAATACTGTAACCGAAAGGGTATCAAAGCAGTAGAAACATATTATTATGGTAAGGCTGGGGATCTATTTGATGTAGATGTAGAAAATCATTGGCATCAAAACTTCCTTCAAAAAATGTGTGAAACCTATCTAGAAAAAGATTGCAGTCTTTGTGCAAACAAAGTCCCTGATGAAGGAATTGTGCTTCGTCGGGATGTTCCGAATGATATTGATGTTTACAAACTGAAATCATTCAAGTTTCTTATGAAAGAAACAGCACAACTCGATGACGAGAACTTTGTTGATATGGAATCAGCCGATATTTGAATTTATGAAAGAAAAGTATTTGACTACTAACCAAGTAGCCAAGATATTGGAAATTGACTCACCCGAAACAATTCACAATTGGTTAGAGGGTGGACAATTTCCAGGATCATTTTTAAATGATGAGGGATATTGGCAATTTCCTTTATATATTGTTGAATTGGTAAAATCACGTATGAATATTATTAAAAATTTAAACATCATAGGTGATATTTATGTATCTGACATAAATGACGATTTTCAGCCACCTCTATCATAGATGTGCCACATAAAAAACTGTCCACTCGTGACCAAACCGCTTCAAAAATGACCTATTATTGGTCTGTTCACCAAACAATACAACATCACACTTATGGAACAAGTTACACCCACCATTCATTCTGCTACTGATTTTGCATACGACGAGTATGAAGAAGATCTTTCAGTAATGGCCTATAATCGCGCCACTAAACAATGGGAAATGGCGGAACTATATGAAGTAGAAGATGGTATTTCACCATATACTCGCTTCTTTTTCGTTGATGAACTTCCCACTCCTAAGGAAGACTCTAAGTTTGATGCCGCCAAGGCCAAACTTGACGAAATGATCAATTGGATCAATCGGTGGTCTGTGAAGGCCCCTGCGGTAGATGAAGCCCTGAATGGCTTCAGGACTTCAATTCATGAAATCCTAGATCAAATTGAAGAGAGCCAGTCCTGAAACTGGACTAAGTAAACCAGATTCCGTTAATCCCTCTGCTATCCTAAACAGGTTAGTCGAGGGATTTTTCCATGTCGGTATGTTTTATTTCTGATGTCCATTCTCAGTATGATAGACTGCAGAAAGCAGTAGATTATGCAGAGAGCCAAAATCTTCAAATCATCTTTTTGGGTGATTTGTTTGACTCGCGGGTGGATTACTCCGACACTTTTGGCACATTAAATCTAATGTATCGCTGTATCAAAAGTGGTCATCTTTGTGTAAACTCTAATCACCAAGATAAGCTTATTCGTTATCTGAAAGGAAATAAAGTTGTACAGAACAATGGCCTAGAGGTAACCGTTCGCCAACTGGAAGAAAATCAAGTAAACAAAACTGATCTACTGAATTTTCTCTCTTCTTTTGCCTATGGGATTGTTTGTAAAAACTCTCACGGAAAACAATTTCGGGTAGCTCATGCATACTTTCCAAATTTCCTGAATGTAGCAAAAACTGATGAGGTTCAATTCTTTCATGGAGAAAATCTGAATCGCAAGGCCAAAAATCTAATGATCTATGGTCCGACTGATCGGGATAATCTCAGGACCTTTTGGTGGAATTCTGAGAACAACAGTCGTGATTATATTAAAGTTGCTGGACATTATCACACTGTTCATGTTGATGATCACTCTGTGATCATTGATAGTGGTTGTGGTAGTGGTGGTTGTCTTTCTCTCTATGTTGCGGACACTACTGTTATTAAGGAGTTTTGAATGAATTATAAAAAATTGGAACCCTTTAAGGATGTTTTGTTGTTGAATGCGGATTACAATCCAATTTCAATCATCAAATGGCGAAGAGCGGTTGTACTTCTCATGAAGAATCGAGTGAAATTCATTTCAAAACGAGTAGTATGTCTTTTTACATATATTAAAATCCCACATCATAGACTTCTGAGCGTTAGACCGACAAAAAATCTAATTAAAAAATTTTGTAACTATCAATGTAGTTATTGTGGATCCATCAAAGATCTAACAATTGATCACATTATTCCACTATCTCGTGGTGGTCTTCATGCCTTTGAAAACTTGACTTGTGCATGTTTAAAATGCAATGCAGAAAAGGGAAACAGAACGCCTGAAGAATGGGGAAAGCCACTGTATGTCAAGACATACAAACCTTTCAGTAGATTAGAAATTATTCTCAAAACTTCTAAGGTTGATGAATGGCTTGATTATGTCTACAACTGACCAGTCCTAAAACTGGCACACCCATTTCGTTTCAGGCCCACCTTAGACTATATAATACTAAAGCAAACAACAGAGGAACAATTGGATCAGCAACAGAAATTTCTTTTCGACATTATTTCCCAACTTGAGGACTGTATCCTTGATGCAGAATTCGATCTTGGGTCCGATTCGGTTCTTTACCAAAAACTAAAGGATCTTGTGGAAACTGTAGAAACGTATCAAGAAAATCTATGAAATTCAAGGAGATTTAGACATGCCAACAGTTCAGGGAATTCAAAAAATACATATCACCGACGTTGAAATTTTTTCGGAAAATGAAAAATATTTTGTTCGCGTTGATTATTCCGATGGGGAATCCGACGAATTCGGCCCTTATCGGTCACATGAAGAAGCTAAGTCCATCGTCTTTTAAATCAAAAAACAAACCCATCGAAAAGGAGATTTTATGAAAGTACACACCATGGAAACCACCAAAACGGAAGAATTTCAAAATCTATATGATCTTCTCGATGAAAAAGAAAATGAAAAAGAACAGGAAAGGTATTACCCTGAATTTGACGACCAAACTTGATCACTGTACCAATTTTAAAACTGTCCACCCATGGCCAAAAAACTCAAAAAAGCTGATATGCTTGATGGATCAGAGCACCCCGTCAAGGAAACTCTGATTGATGACTTACTTGATACGGGATTGTTTAAATCTCCAGTTCAAGAAGTCTTTTCTCCAGAACTACAACAGCTTCTGGATGAATTTTAATCAATATCCCATTATTTTTAAGTAAACTATGTCTCGTGAAGAAGCTCTTGTTATTATTCGCTCAGGTAAAAATGGCACCCAAATTCTAGATCTTCTAGATAAAGTCGCCACTCTTTGCCCCACTGAATCTACTGTTGACTCTGAATTTTCTGACGTAAAATTTAATGATTGATACTCTTTCATTTAACTATGGAAATCTGACTACCATTATTGGATTTGTCGGTATCGTTTCATCTTTGGTGATCGTTGTTACTGCTTTCACAAAGCATTACAACTCACCGGTCAATAAGTAAGACCACTCTCTGAACTGTCCATTAGCTCCTATCAATTCGCTTGGTGGGGGCTATACTTTTGAAGTTAACTCATTGAACAATGAAACACTATTCGGCCCACTCACATACAGAATTTTTTGAGACAGATGATCTTGAAGAAGCCAAAGATATTGCAATGTCTATGTGCGAGCACTTTGGGTCTGGCTATGTAATCGACAACACAAACAATCAAGTAGTTGAGGAATACTGAACATGATTTTAAATTTTAAAGTACCAAAGAATATTTACAATAAAATTGATGCGTATGATTTGGTAAAGCCAAAAGAAGAAAGGGCGGCCGCCAAGGCAAAAAAAGTCAATACTTTTCCTAAGGCTGGACTTCCCGAACAACTGATTCCAGAATCAGTGATTCCAAAGACGGTGTTGATGGAAGCAATTAACCTTTTGAATATTCGACACAATGATACTTATTGGTACGATTCTGGTAGTTTTGCTGGGACTCATGGAAACATTCAATATCTAATTACCAAGAAAGCTAATAAGTATTGGTCCGCTATTTGGTTTGATACTCAAAATTCTGATATTGTATTTGGATTCTCTCATTCTTTTCGAAATCTAAAATCATACAAGAATTATCGTTATAATTCATTCTTGAATGAAACTAAACTTGACGAAACAAAATTCACTTCCGTAAAGCACAATAAGAAAGATTACCTTTATTATAGCCAACTGGTTACACCATCCGATCTAATTGATCGAAAGTTTAATTGTGTAATCCCGGCATATAATCAACGAAACGAAACAGTAGCTTTCACCAACCTATTTAAAGCCCGACTAGGTAAATATACTTTAGTCTGGAGTAAAAGTAATAATGTTTTTGAAGCATATAATACACCACTATATGATCTTCTGGGTGTACGTGGAATTAAGGATCATAATTGGGTTCCTGATTTCAATTATATTCTAAGTAAAGTTCCTGATGTTTTTTCCAAAAAAATCAACATTCCATACTTTCGACGTAAGTTGACTGCGATGTGCGATGATGCAGTGAAACAATATCAATCAAGTGATTTTGATCGATATAAACTCAAATTCAGTACACGATCTATTGAGATTCTACAATGGATTGATCAGATTTACGATTGGACTGTACCTGTTGATTATCTACAGCAGGTATGGGAGGACCTAAAATTTGATGAAAATACTTCACAGTTTCGATATGTAAACACAAGTAATCACAATGTAGGCACTGAATGGCTTCGCCAGAATGTCCCGATTAAATCCTTTATCAACATGTTTGTTCGGGATTATTCGGTATTCATTGATACTATCTCGATGTTACGTGATATTCTGGGGCGGAATCCAGATCTTAAGTATAATGGTAGGTGGCGGGTACAGGAACTACACGACTGGGCCATGGCTGAGCAATGGAAACAAAGTAACAAAAATCAAAACCTACCTCAGGATCTATTTCCGGCTCCATTGAAAGTCGATAATATGACTTTCATTCAACCAATCAACACTCACCAACTTGCTCAATGGGGTCGAGCAGCCCGAAATTGTGTGGGATCCTCTTCATACTATAATGGAATCATTAAGCATAATCATTTCATTATTCTGGCTCTCTCTAAAAATGAACCATACCTAACTATTCAGGCTAGGTTGGAAGGTGAGGAACTAAAGGTGACTCAGATCAAGAAAACATGCAACGAAAGTCTGAGTTATACGGAAGAAGATGAATACCGAAAAGTATTCCAAAAAGCTCTTATTATTCGTAGTGCTCAACTAGCAGAGGAACCACAAGAAGTTGAACCAGTAGTGGAATCATGACATTTGAAAAGAATCTAGAGTACATTGATGATAGAGTCAATGTACTGATTCGAGAAATTTGTGATGGGAATTGTGAGGTTATTGATGAATATCATCGACTAGTAAATCTTTATGCACATACGTGCCTAGAAGAAGAATCAAAATTTTTGATTCCTTCGTCTATCAATGGTATTAAACCAACTCTCACTAAAGATGCGATTAGATTAGATGAAGACGGAAACACAGTAAATGTTCCACATAGTTTACGGTCTAAAGCATTTACATACAAGAAAACTACTGCAATGAAAATGATTACTGCCTGGTTAAAAAAACATGAGACAACTGAAAATTGTCCAAATTCTTATCAGGACACTCTAAACATTCCATTTCAGCAAATCAAGCCAGTATAAAAACTGGCACTTTGACAACCAGATTTCATTTGTCACACCTCTATAATAGGTACACTAAACCAATTTATTATGATTTCCCTACCCAATCTAGATACCGATACAGATATTGTTCTTGACACTGAACTTGATGCTGAATATGGTGGTGATATCACTGTCACTTTGACGTATGTAGAGCATGATGTTCTAAATGATATTATCAATAGTGCTCTTGATGCTATTCAACTTATTGCACCTTATGGTAGTGGTCTAACACATCTACCACTAGATAATGAGATTATTCAACGTATCTCTACTATTGATAATCTTAAGGAACGATTTGACGCTCTATGGGCCAGTCGCTTTCTTTGAGGTGAGTCCAATAAACAAGTTTAATATCATTTAATGTATAAAATAAATGAAATTCACTGAACTCAAATTCGCCCCACATCCACATATTCCTGGTGATGAAGCTATTTTAGCTGTTCATATTTTTCCTAATTCTTACGGGGTATGTGTTGTGCGTTTTCCAGGGAGTTATGGTTACATGCAAGGACTATATGAATTATACATCATTAAAGGAACTTTAGATAATTATCAGGCATGTTATAATACACATATCACTAATGATATTTTGGGTCATCTTGATGAGATTAGAGTGGAAGATATTATGTGTGAAGTTGAAAACCTATAACCTGGACGAAATGTCCTATAAAAAATGAGAGACCAAAATTATCTAGCACTAGATCTTGAAATCAATACTGATGGTAATGGCTGGGTCGGTGACATTATTCAGGTTGGAATTTCTGTTGGCAATCCCACAGTCGGAATTTATTTCGATGAAGATTTTCTGATCAAACCATATGAAAAAACCAATGGTGGACTGTTGACTCCATTTATCACACAATTAACCGGAATCACACAAGAAGAATTTGATCTGGACGGGGTCACACTTGCAGACTGTGCAGATAGACTAAAGCAAGTAATTAAGGAATATAACACCTTTGTGAATCCAGTACAATGGGGACTTGGTGATGCCGATGAACTGATGGATGCATTTAAATATAAAACAATTGATTTTCCTAATTTTGGGCGGCGAGTAATTGATGTAAAACACCTTTTCTTGTACCTGGAGGCAGCCAACGGCAGAGCCCTCTCAGGCGGCCTAAGGAGCGCCATGGGCAAGTACAAGCTCCCTTTTGAGGGGAAGCCACACGATGCGGCCAGGGATGCCTACAACACGCTCAGATTCTTTTTTCACCTACTGGAGCGTCAGAAGAAATTAGAAGACTGTGCTAGGTTGATGAAAACTATTGCGTATTGAAATCAATGAAAAAAATACTTGAGGGGTTACGAAACTGCCGAAGTAATTTCCAACAATGGAAATACCTTATTTCTTATAAAAATTATAATGATTATGAGCATTGGATATTTTTTAACTATATCAACGGGACCGAAAATATTGAGCCATACAGAATTGTATTGTCTTCTGAAAATTATGATGCTTTAATTGAAATGTTAAATACCCCACCTGATCTTGCGGTGGTTGATAATTTAAAAGAATTTATGAGCCGACCTTCACCGTGGGACACTTGAAAAACTGGCACACAAATTCTAAAACACCCTCCATATACCCTATACTACTTTTGTACAATTGAAAGCCTACATGAAATTAACAACCAAAAAAGAGTTTAATTTATCCCTATCTGAATATGAAGCTACACAATTAAGAAACTTTATACGTGATTGTAAAGTTTGGGATAATACTGAAATGAAAGGAAAAGAGTATTACATCACGGTTATTGAATTGTGGAATTCTTTAAAGGCTGAAGAGTAATGAAAACATTCTATCTAGATACAGAATTCAATAGTTTCGGTGGTGACTTAATTTCACTTGCCCTGGTTTCGCAGGATCTTGAAGTTCAATTTTATGAGGTTTTACCTTGGGCTCATTTGAATCTTCATCCATGGGTGGAGACAAATGTAATTCCGGTTCTTTTTAAAAATCCACGTGGGTCTAAACTTGATGCTCAACGAAAACTAGCCAAGTTCTTAACAGAGAACGCAGTTGATAACGAAATCACAATCGTGGCAGACTGGCCAGAGGACATTAAGCACCTATGCGATTTTCTGCTCACTGGGCCTGGGACTTGTCTATCTATTCCTAACATTATTATGATTGTTGATAGGGTGAATCTCCCAAGTACAACAGAATATTCATTAACTCCACATAATGCACTAGAAGATGCAAAAGCTCTTGCTATGTGGACGCAAAAACCATAATGAGGTGATTATTTATGTTAGCTAGAACTCTTTCACTATTAGCCGGACTTGGAATTATATTCACAGTTCTGGTTATTCGAGGAATTCCTATTCTTCTACTTGCTAAGGGTGCATTTCTCTTAGTTCTTCTACTTGTTGCTGTGGTGCTAATCGCAACCTCATTTTCAAGTGATTCCTGATTCAATTATTCAAATTATTCAAACTATTCAATTACTTAAATTATTATGAGCACTACTGGTAAACTAATTCTCGGCGGCGTTGGCGTATTTCTTGCCGTCACTCTTGTTGGCGGCAACTTCACCACGATTCAAACTGGTGAAAATGGACTCTATAAGAGTTTCGATGGTAAGATCTCTGAGCAGGTTCTACAGCCTGGTATCAACTGGGATGGTCTTGGTTCTATTCAGACTTTCAACACCCGTAAGATCACTGTTAATGCAAATGATCTGAAGCCTAAGACAAAAGATAACACCATTATGAAAGAAATGGATGTTACTGTCACCTACTCTATCTCTCCCACATCCCTGTTCGGTTTCTATACCGGATATGATATCTCTAATCATGGAGTTACTCAAAATGGGCAGATTCAGTTGATGGCCGCATACATTCAACGTCTAATCACATCTTCCGTTAACCAATCCGTTGATGAATTCCCTGCTCTGGAAGTCAACTCCAAGCTGGAAAACATTCAGGATGCTATCAAGGCCAACCTGACGGCTGCTCTTGAGAAGAATGGTCTGGCTGGTAAAATCACCATTGATTCTGTAATCGTTGGTAAAGCCGATCTTCCTGATTCTCTGGTTGCTTCTGTTAACCGAGTTGTTGTTGCTCAGTCTGCATTCAAGGAACAGGAACAACGTACCCTTACTGCTGAAAGTAAGGCTAAGGAAAATGCGGCTCTTGCTGCTACTGTTACTGAAAAATCTATTGAGTACAAGCGACTTGAAATCATGGAGAAATTTGTTGATAATCCCAACATCAAGTGGGGTATCATCAATGGCGCCAAGATGGACTTCATGCCTGGTGGTATGGTAGGCGATAAGTGATAATGCACCAGGTGGCAGGCTAAAACTGCCACCTGGTCTTAATAATTTATTACTATGACACCCGAAAGATACCAAGAAATCCAAACATTCCTCAATTATATTCGTTCAAATCCGTTTGGAATTCGTCTAGACCGACAGTATAATTATGAATTTAAAAGAGAAAAGCCAACCTGGTCAACTAATGTAGTGTACCGTATGATGACACAACCAGGCCGATATGATTCTGATGTTTTGAATTACTTACGTGGAGCATTTATAAAATGATTAAAATCTTTGAAAAGAGCTATGACGGAGAATCACTCTACGATCTCCAAAGGGATGCGGGAGAGGCAGTGAGTGAAGAATATAATGACAAAATGCAACAACTTCCAGTAGATCAGTATGGATTTACTGCTGGTATGTTCAAAGTAACTATCGAGTGGACACTATGAAACAACTAGTAACTTATGCATCGCATGTAGAAGATCCCACTGCATATGCATTCATGGTCTTTGATTCTATCGAAGACACTGAGAAGTTCTTCCGAACCGCACAGATCTATTTTGAAATGTATCCTGGTGATACTCTCCAAACTATCTACCTAACTAGTGATAAGTTTGTAGAATATACCAACTACATGAAATTCAGGAATGATTTTGAAGTAAAGAATATTTCCAATGAACAGTATCAAACATTGAAGGCTGTATTCACTGGCGAATGTAGCAATCATGGAGCATGTGGAGAATTTGGACATACTCAGGTCTTTGATATTATCGAATGTTTCGGTAATCTTCCATACGAAGAGAAACCAGAACTGGTTAAAGAGTTGACTGACTTATATCCCGAATGTGATCTTGCACTTTCTGGTGAAGATGGCGTCTACATCACATAATTTTTGACTAAATAAACACAAGACCAGAAAATAGATTTCTGGCATATTACACTAAAGGAGCTTTAGTACCATGATTAAAAAAAAGTTTGACACCATTGTTTTTATTGGTAGATTTCAACCATTACACAATGCACACGTAGCTACAATAAAGAAAGCATATAGTCTTGCTGATCAAGTATTGATTGTAATTGGTTCCGCAGGAGAACCTAGCACATATAAGAATCCTCTATCAGCGGAACAGCGAGAGGATATTTTGATCTATGCAATGGCAGATATCGATATTCCAGAACAAGATTATAAGATCATTCACCAGGAAGATTGTCTCTATAGTAATCTTAAATGGTTTACTGAGATTCAAGATAAAATTACAAAACATACCAAGCCCACTGATAATATTGGAATTATCGGGTATGAGAAGGATAGCAGTAGTTTTTATCTCAAGGGATTTCCACAATGGGAATACATTGAAATGCCATTAGTAGAACATCTGAGTTCTACTGATATTCGGACTCTTTACTTTGTTGAATATCCAAATCTCAAATTCATTAAAGGTGTAATTCCTAAAGCAACCTTTGAGTTTCTTGAGGATAATTTAAACACCAGTTTCAGGACAAACATCGTAAAAGAACGAAGGTTTGTTGAGAACTATAAAAAACCATATGTGAATCTCCCATATCCTCCGATTTTCGTAACGACAGATGCCGTAGTTTTCCAATCGGGTCATGTTCTAATGATTCGCAGGAAGGCTTTCCCAGGAAATGGTCTACTCGCTTTACCTGGAGGATTTGTAAATGCAAATACTGATAAATCTCTTGAAGATGCTATGCTCAGGGAGTTGCGAGAGGAAACTAAGATTAAAGTTCCGCCCGCAGTTCTTAGAAGTAGTATCACTTCATCCCACGTATTTGATGCTATTGAACGAAGCACTAGAGGAAGAACTATCACTCATGCATTCAATATTGTTCTGAATGAACCAGAATTACCTAAACTAAGGGCGAGTTCCGATGCATCTGATGCAATGTGGATTCCGATTAGTCAAATCAAAAGAAGTGAGTGTTATGAAGATCATTATCATATCATTTCCTACTTTATCTAATTATTATTAAAAATGAAACAATTTACAGAACAAAATTTTCTAGAAAAATATAATCAATATGTATTTTTCTATGGTGGATTTCTTTCCAATTGGGCAAATACACACTTTTTGGATACTCGCTCAGGAACACCATATAACTGCACGGAACAGTATATGATGGAGAAAAAGGCGTTGCTCTTTCATGATTATGAAATTGCTAAACGTATTATGACTAAGACTTTTCCTGGTGACCAAAAAGCACTAGGGCGAAAAGTAAAAGGATTTGACAAATCTTTGTGGGATCAACACGCCAGGCAAATTGTTTACGAAGGTTGTTATTACAAATTCACTCAAAATGAAGATGCTTATAACTATCTAATGGAAACTAACGGATATCTTCTTGTAGAAGCCTCTCCCACTGATACTGTATGGGGAGTTGGAATGGGTGGTTATGAGAAAGAAATTGAAGATCCTAAAAACTGGAAAGGAACTAATTGGTTGGGTCAAGTTCTTACTCAACTACGAGAAGATATTATAGGTAAACCAGAATTAATAATGTTCTGATTATGAAAGTTCATACTACAGAATTAGTTAAAAAAATTCTAGCTAACCCATCAGCACAAAAACAATTACAATAAGCTCTAACTAACCCAAATCAATGTATAGAACTTGATGGTAAAATATATGAGCTTGTAAAAGTTTGACAGATGTAAAGTCATTAAAACATGAAGACCTTCGGATAGACTGAAGGCAATTAAAAATCACTAAAGGAGATTTAGTACAATGAACAGCAACATTATTCTCAATACTGACTCTTACAAATACAGTCAGTTCAATCAATATCCACCAAATACAGAAATCGTATCTTCCTACATTGAAAGTAGGGGGGCTAAAGGTGGATTCTATGACAGAACCGTATTCTTCGGTTTGCAGATGTTTCTGAAAGAATATCTTTCCAAACCTATTACTCTAGATCAAATCAACGAAGCAGAAGAAATCGTTAATGCTCACGGACTTCCATTTAATCGTGCAGGATGGGAATACATCCTCAAACAATATGGTGGATTTCTTCCTCTATGCATTCGTGCAGTAAAAGAAGGTTCCATTATTCCTACTAAAAATCTTCTGGTTTCTGTAAAAAATACTGATCCAAATTGCGCATGGTTGACTTCTTTTATGGAGACAGCTATTCTTCGTGCTGTATGGTATCCTACCACCGTAGCCACATATTCGTGGTACATGAAGCAACTGATTCTACATTCTCTGAAAAGAAATGGTACTCCAGAATCTATTGATTTCAAACTACATGACTTCGGATTCCGTGGCGTATCTTCTAAGGAATCTGCTGGTATTGGTGGACTAGCTCACCTAGTCAACTTTCAAGGCACTGATACCATGGAGGCCCTACTGTATGGTAGGAGGTACTACAATGCCCCTATGGCAGGTTTTAGCATCCCAGCCACAGAACACAGTACAATCACCTCCTGGGGGCGTATGGGGGAGGCTGATGCATATGAAAACTTCCTGAATAAGTATGCCCAAGAAGGAAAGATCATCGCATGTGTTAGTGATAGCTACAACATCTATGATGCATGTTCTAAGATCTGGGGAGAGCAACTGAAGCAGAAAGTTATTAGTTCTGGTGCTACTCTTGTGATTCGTCCCGATAGTGGATATCCACCAGAAGTTGTTATGGAATGCCTACACATTCTTGATGCTAAGTTCGGACACACTATCAACAATAAAGGATACAAAGTTCTGAATAATGTTCGTCTTATTCAGGGTGACGGAGTTTCTTATGAAATTGTTGGTAACATTCTAAGCAGAATGGATACTGCCGGATTCTCTGCTGATAATATTGCATTCGGTCAAGGCGGCGGACTACTACAGGCACATGATAGGGATACACTGAAGTTTGCTATGAAGTGCTCTGCTATCCTTGTGGATGGTGAATGGCGTGATGTGTACAAGCAACCTATCACTGATATGGGTAAAGAATCCAAGAAAGGATTGATTGACCTTTACAAAATCGATGGTGAGTATGTCACTAAACGTATTGATGATCATGAAAACCCAGCGAGCGAAACTCAAATGGTTTTTTATAATGGTATTATGTATAACAGCACCAACTTAGAGACGGTTCGCAAACTGGCACAGTCTATGAGCGTCTGACTCTGAGAGTGCTACTATATATTAGTAGTTGAGAGATTTTTCTCAAATCACCCAAAAATTTTAAATACTAAATAAATACAGCTAATCAATTAATTATTATGGCCAATTATTACGACTGGGATCTCATTCAAAAAAATGATTGGGATTTTATTAAAAAGAATGATTGGGAGATACTTTCTCTGGGAATGTAAGTTATATTTACATAACCAATACCGAAGAGAGTTCAATCCCACAAAGATTGAACTCTTTTTTATGATTAGCTTATGACACTATCTCAACTGTCCATTACTACAACATCCTCTTCAAAAATCGGGTATTGTATAGAAGTGATTGAGAAATCAACAGAACCTTGACAATTTAAACTTTTGGGTTAGTAGCATAGTGGCTAATGCACCTGGCTTTTAACCAGTATATCGTGAGTTCGAGTCTCACCTAACCCATTAGGACACTATTATCTAAAATGTCCTATTTGTCTGGTTCGTCTAATGGTAAGACTGGAGCTTCCAAACCTTTTGACGTGGGTTCGATTCCTACACCAGGCGTTAGGTTAAATATACCTAGATTTATTTGGGGAAATGGCAACTATCGGCAAGTGTTGCGGCGCTCTGTAAAAGCGTTACTTTGAACCGTTGGGGGTTCGACTCCCTCTTTCCTCATTAGTCATAAATATGACTAGTATATAATTGGTCCTGTAGCATAGTGGCCTAATGCACTACCCTGTCACGGTAGATTACGGCGGTTCAAATCCGCTCAGGATCGTATCTTGCTTCAATAGCAAGATTTTTAACTTTATTATCTGAACACTGGAGAATCATGGGAACAAATTCTAATTGTTGCTGCTATGAAGGAAAAGCTAATCACCCAGATGATGAAGCAGTAGATCGTTTTGCTACTGCTATGAAAGAAAAACTCGCCAAGAAACGGGAGCAAGGGTGTAGCGGGTGGCAAACTGCTTCGGCTGATTTGCTAAATCAGTTGCTCCAAGAACACCTAAGCAAAGGTGATCCTGTCGATATTGCAAATTTTGCCATGATGCTGCATCAGAATGGCCAATCAATCGTAATAAAATGATTACTTTTGAAAGAAAAATGAGGTTGTATGAGAAACTTCATGTAGGTTGGTGGTGGATCGGGCAAATCTTTGACGAGTGGCGTTGGACCATGACTCATGATGATGGTGACTTCTTTAACTATCTTCAGTCAGATTATGTTGCTTACGAGCAAGATATGTATTATGAAGTGAAAGATGGTAAGAAGATTACCACTAAATAAAACACAATGGGATGTAGTTCAGCGGTAGAACGTCCTTCATGACGGTAAACTGTATTCAATCCCCATGACTCAGCAGGCGACGAGGGCTGACTGTTAATCAGTTTTTGCTAGGATCGATACCTAGATGGGGAGTTGTCTGAATAGACATTAAACTATTTGAGGGAGCATAGCTCAGCGGCTAGAGCAAACTCTTGATAAGGGTTAGGTCACAGGTTCAAATCCTGTTGTTCCCATTCCGCTGAATAAGTGGTGTATTGCGGAAAAGTGTATTGGTTGCACACTGGGCTCATAACCCAGAGGTAGTCTCAAACGGTTCGATTCCTACTTCCGCCATTGGGAAGCAATTCTAGATTATCCCTTCCGGTGCACCCTACCGGGTCTGAATAGATGAAGTGGGTCCAGGGGAATTAGCTCAGATGTGTAGAGCACTTGGTTGAAGCCCAAGGTGTCGTCGGTTCGATTCCGACATTTCCCATACGAGTCACTAAATAATAGTGACTCGATTCCTTTGTTATGAAACATCTTCATCATATTATCCCAAAACACGCAGGAGGAACTGACGAACCCTCCAATCTTATTGAACTTACTGTAGAAGAACATGCGAGGGAACATTACCTCTTGTGGAACCAATATGGTAGGTGGCAAGATAAAGTTGCGTGGAAGGGTTTATACGAAATGATAGATAAACAAGATGTTATTGCTAACATCAGGAATGAAATGTGGCAATCTTCTAGTCATAGAGAAATGTTTTCTCACATAATGAAGCAAGTCTGGAAAAGAGAAGATTATCGTCAACGACAGTTGCAAATGTCAAATGTTTCTCAGCCGATTGCTACTTTAGCATCAACTTCACCCGAATCCAGACAAAAGAGAAAGAAGACTTTACAAGAAATCAATCATCAACAGGGTTCTAAAAACTCACAGTTTGGTAAGATGTGGATCACAAACGAAACTCATTCTTATAGGATAAATAAGAATGAGTCTATCCCCGAAGGTTACCGAAAGGGTAGAGTCATTAAAAGTAAGACCTAAGTGATTTTATAAAGCATTGGGGTGGAAATAACACACCACATTAAAACCGGGTTAGAAGTTTGTAGGTTTTCATAAACCTACCATTATGGGGTCACATGTACCAAGGCTGGCGAGACTGCTTTGCAAGCAGACTGTGTAGAGTTCGATTCTCTATGATTCCATTGATACTTAAAGTATCATTTTGGTCCTGTCGTCCCGTGGTTAAGACGCTGCCCTTTCAAGGCGGAACAAGAGTTCAATTCTCTTCTGGACTATTTCTCATTTATGAGAAACCTGTTGAATACTCGGGCCAGTTGGACGGGAGTTAATGTTAAAGTGCTCAATGACTTTAATTCTTCAAGAGTTCGACTCTCTTGTGGTCCATAATTTATAATCATTTGTAATTAAAATGTAACCAAAATGAGGAAAAAACTTGTTGGTTGGAATTTTGATTTTAGACTGTATGACTCTAGGCATTGGGATAATAAAAACAATTGTTGGCACTCACAGTAGGTAAGCAATGAAAGGCACAGCATATACAAAACTTTATAGTTATAATCCCATTCACGAACCCATAAGTGGGTTACCTTGGCATCTAGCCTTTGGTAAAATGCGAAGAGAAGCAATCAAGAAAGAGTTTTTGAATAATCCACGTCTTCAACAATGGGGCCTCCGTATTGATAGCTCATGGTGTCCACAATTAAAAAATGATCCAGAGTTAAGGCAACTTGTGAAATCTGGATTTCTGAAACAAGTAAGAAGATTCGATAAATCTTATTTGGTATTGAACGATGAATGTGTATCGACATATTAAAAACGGTCACCTGTATTGGGTCTATCGTGATAGATATCATCAAATAAAGGTAGAACCTTTGTATTATGGTACGCCAAAGTTGACTTGTACTCAGAATCCAAGAAAGCTCACTCACTATAGTGGGCTTGAGAGTTTTACATTAACATATACAGAATAGATTGGTCCAATCTAAAAACTGACACACCAAGCAGGCTCAAGCCTGAATTCCTGATATGATTTTATCAAATGAAATTAAATCATGCGTTGGATTTGGCCCCCGAAAGAACATAAAGATTCCGAATTGGATGATCTTGTTAATAATGGGAAACTTAAAGAGTATTCTTATGTTTCTCTTGAAGATTACGAAAAACTCGTTTTGACTCTTCCATGCGGAACTAAAATTTCTATTGATTCTGAACCTGGAATTGAATGTAGTTCTCTTTCTGTTCGTGTATCCTAAATGGAAAATAAATCAGTTGAAATTGATATGGAATTCATTCGAGAATTCACTGGGCTCTTTCAGGAAGTAAATTGTTCGCTATTCAGGAAACCCAATCTACAAGAAAGAGTAGATGAATTTGTCGAAAAGTATTCTCATGTAATTAACAGAGAAGGTTATGAAAATCCCGAACCCAAACAAAATCATGCAACTTACTGTCAACTATAATTCACACACACAAATGTTTGTCTGGACCATATATGATGGCCCAGACGGAATTGATGAGGGTTGCGGCGATGCTCGTACTCTTGGTGAAGTGTTTGAACAAGTTACTATCTGGAGGCATAACAACGCCAAACAGTATTTCTGATAAATCGGTACTCAATACAAAAACCAACTACAAAATCTCATGAAAAATAAAAAACTCAAAAGAATCAAAGCCTGGGTAAAAGCTCTCAAGTCTGGTAAGTATAAACAAACCACTGAACAACTATATGATGGAAAAGGATTCTGTTGTCTTGGTGTGGCCACGGACCTATATCTGAAAGAAAAGGGGAAGGAATGGCAAAAAGAAACTTCACGTTCTTATGGTGTTGATAATGAGTTTGATGAGATCGAAACCTCTGAACTTACTACAAGAATCGCTTCGTGGTATGGATTGAAATTAAGGTCACCAGAAGTTTCTCACAAAGGTCTCGGCAGAACATTGATGTATCTTAATGATAGTGAGAAACTTTCTTTCAAAAAGATTGCTAAGTTGATCAAAAAAACTTATCTAAAGTAAAAAACATGAAAGATTATGATTTGGAACGATTGATCGAGTCTGGTGATATCACTAAGTATGTGTATGAAGATGATGAGTACACTGAAAATGTCAAGATCACGTTTCCTTCTGGTTTGGTGTTATCTATTAGTTCTTCTGCAACTACCTATGGTGGTAGCGGTTTGATTGTTGAAGTTGGTGAATGAAATGACTGAAAAAGATCTACTATTGCGACTAGAACATATCTGTCAGGTATATCGTGACATTAACGACAAGTATTGGGAAGAAAATGATCTTACTTTAGAAGAAGTGAATCAATGTCTAGTCTACATTTCTGGTAAACTTCAAAATAATATATTCAATCGAGAAGATCCTGAACAGTGGCAAGAAGTTAAATATATTCTCTATGGACGACTAGAGAAGAAATCGCCCCAGACAACGTTTGAACTATCTTTGGGACTTCCTGAGGGTGTTGGTACTGTTGTTCTGGATGAAATAGAATATGGTCGCATGTACCTAGATGAAAATTATCAAATTGGATTAAAAAAATGAACATAAAACAACTTAAAGAACTATTAAATGAACACCCTGATGATATGCGACTAGTTCGACGTGGGTATGAGGGTGGTTATTCTGATATAGATGATTTAGTGGTGATTGGTTTGAAACTCAACAAAAATACTGCATGGTTTTACGGCCCACATGAAATTTCTACGGATGAAGACGAATTTGCACTTCTTATTGATTAAAAAATGAGCTACTACATTCTTGTTGTTGATCGTGACGGTGACGGGCTTGAAATGCTTACAGAAAATAAATATATGAATGTGTGTCTGTTTTTCACTAAAGAAGAACTTGATGCCGGAATCGTTGGTGCAATCAAGTATCTTAAAGATCAATTAGAATTTGGTCAAAATTACTCTGACATTGATTCAATGTTGAATGTTTTTGAATGTGTGAGTAGTATTGGTGATATCAGTACTGTAAATTACATCAGGAACATTCGGGAATCAATTGATGAGGAAGAAAAACAAAAAGACAAACGACGAAAACTTTATTTGGAACTTCAACGGGAATTTGGCTAATAACCAAACTTCAAAAATTTCACACTAAATTATTATGCCTAAACTATCTGACGCCGATAAAATCGGGGCAGTGATTTTCTCCACTGTTGTAACTCTCATTCTTATTATGATCGCCCACCAAAATATCATGAATAAACGACAACATGATTCTTTTGTTTTGTGCTTGAAATCGGGGGTTCCTAGTGAGTATGCTGATAATTCAATTGCATGTTCTTCTATTCTTCGTAATTAAATATAATGACTCCTACCGAAGCCTCAGTTAAATTAGTAGAAATCATCGAAAAGCACATTGACTCTAAACCAACTGAATTGTATTTAAAAATTATGGTTCTTATGTGTGAATATGGTGATTCTTGTTATTTGGTAGCAAAACAAAAATATTATAAAGATGGTTATGGCGATGGACATTTTGATGGTTATCAAGAAGGATATGGTTCAGGCTGTAGTGATTCCGCGCCATAAATAAAATAAAGGCAGTATAGCTGAGTGGTAAAGCGCATCATTCATACCGATGTGATCATGAGTTCGATCCTCATTGCTGCCATGTGGTCGTA